GAATGTCAGTCACGCATTGAGAATTGTGATGAAGGTGTTTACACTAATTCATAACAAAAAAATTATGAAACAAGAATCAAGCGCAATCAATCCGTATAACGGAATATTTGGGCAACAAGGTTGGATTTGTCCGAAGTGTGGAAGGGTATATTCACCATATACTCAAATGTGTTTGTATTGCAAACCTGATAATATAACTACTATTTCTAATCTTAGCGACCTTTCTAACAAGAATGTCAGCGAAGAAGATCTAAGAGAAAATCGTAAAACAAAATAAATATGAGTGAAATAGAATTTAGGATAGCAGAAATATTGGGACGTTCTGCGATTGAAAATGACATGGAAGTCCCTAAAGATGTTCAACAGTTGGCACAGGCTACAAGATATTTAGCAACGCAACTTAGAATAATTTGCGAAATAGAAATCGGTGATGAAAAAATGGCTGACGTTATATTGAAGCAAGCTATTGATATTTTGAAGTAAAACTGTACAGAAATGAGTAAACTAATGAATTTTACTACACCGTGTTTTATACGCAAGAACACACCAGAACTTAGAGAAAAGCTGAAAGAACTCGGTGTACGCCCTTTCCTATTAGATGAAGAGTTAAATTCATGGGGTGACAATATAAAGTGTTTGGCTGCGAAATGATTGCATTTTCTTGTTCTGATTCACTAAATGATTGTGAAGGATATACTGATTGTGGAACCAATGAAGAACTTTTTCTTGCAATAGCTGCAAAGCGTAATGATACAAGTGAAAATCAATATTGGGTGTTCGACCGTGATTTTCCACCCCATTATAAAAAAGGTGATTTTACAATAGGATATTTCCACAGGTGCTCGTGCTATTGCCATGTAGCTACGGTAGAAGAGCTTATTGAGCATTTTAAATAACCCTCAAATCAAACTAGAAAGGAGCTAAATATGGAATATAGTAAAACAGGTCAGTTTACCGCCAATCAAGAAACCCTGTGTAAAGAGATAGCTATTCGGATTAGTAAATTGCGCAAAAGCGGTTGTTGTGTTTTCGGTAAGGGAGATGAATTACGTGTATATAAAACAAAAGATATGGAGCACGCACAACCATTACATCTTTCTACTGGTAGCGATTATAAACACGCTCTTAAGTGTCTTCATGCCGGACGTATAAACGATAGTGGAGCAGATGATAGCGAATACTTTGAACAGGGATATATAACCGAAGAATAACCCTCAATACAGTGTGGAAAGGAGTTAACTATGGGATTTACAACATCTTGTTTTATAAGAAAGAATACACCGGAGCTTCGGAAGAAGTTGGAGGAGTTGGGATATATAAAAAATTCCCCAATATGGACGGATAATTGCAGTATAATATGGGCTTATCAATATCCAGAAAAAGGATTCGATACTCCTAATTATGTAATTGCAGATTCTTTTGATATTCCTTTTGATAAAGACAGTATTTTATGTGGGAAATTTATTGATTGCGGAGCCAACGAGGATTTATTCCTTGCCATTGCCGCATTGAGAGACGATACTGACGATAATCAACTATTTATTAATGACAAAGGAGATTGGGGGATATGGCGTGATAATACAAAATACGATGGATTATCGGGCATAGACTTTTACGGAATGCCTAACGACCTTAATGTGGACAATTATCATAAGGCTACCGTAGAAGAGCTAATAGAACACTTTAAAGGAAAGGAATAATAATGAATAAAATAGCCAATAAAATAAAACAAGCTAGAAAAGAACGATGCTTAACACGAGCTTCTTTAGCTTTGCTATCAGGAGTAAATATTAGAGTTATAATGAAAATAGAAGAAGGTAGAGATTGCAGTACTCGGTCACTGAATAAAGTTCTAGCTGCGTTAGGCATGGAATTAGCTGTTAAAACAAAAGAGGAATAATGGAAAATGAAATAAAATCAATAGATTGTGACATTATAGAAAATACTCCAAAATATTCTAATATGAACATACATCCTGATGTATGTGGTGCATGGCAAGAAGGTGCAATGTGGGAAAGATATCGAAATGGTAAATGTTATAAATTAGATAGAGAAGATATCTTTAATCTTTTAAGAGCATGTTTTCCACCATATGAACTAATGTCTAAAATAGAAGAAATGAAATTAGGATATTATGTTGGAGGATTCAATGAAGAATGGAGATGGCTTTTAAATAAAGACACTCCTTACAGCGAAGAAGAATTATGGCATTTATATTTAGAATTAAAATACAATAAAATATGAAAGAGCTAAAATTAGGAACTGAAATTAAATTTCCATTTATTACATTAAAAGTAGTAGAAGCAGATGGATACAATTGTTCTAATTGCTATTTTGCAGATGCTTGTAGAAGCATTGGCGGACTAGTCCACAAAACGTTTGGGACATGTGTTGCGTCTGAACGAGAAGATAATACTAATGTTATTTTTAAAGAGGTACTTATATACGACCCGACACTAGCCCGTTAGGTCATAACAAAAAGTTATAGCTCGGCAGAAGCCGGGCTTTTTTATTAACAATTAATTTTTAGAATTATGGAAAAAGAAAGAAGAAGAAAAAAGATTTCAGTAAGTGAGAAATTAACAGCGTTGCAAATTGCACAAACAATGGGAGGATTTGATGTTATGACAATGGCGAACAATGAAAGGTATCTTTCTGCCCTATTTGATAGAGCAGAGAAGATACTAGGGTGGATTAATGACGAAGGAAAAAATGGTTATTTGAGAATAATAAGTTATGGTATCATGACACAAGATCATATTGTTACATATACAGGAAAATAGAATGAAAAAAGTAATTTTAAAAAAAATGACGCTAAATAATTGGCGTGGGCAGTCGACAGAAGTTATTTTTGGTAAAAATATAACTGACATTTATGGACGTAATAAAACGGGTAAAAGTACATTATTTAATGCGTTTTATTGGGTATTTACAGGGTTTGATATAAAAGGCAGGGCAAATTATCAGCTATTTGATAATAGGCTCCCTTTGACTTATGAGAATGCTATCCCGGCTGAAGTACATATAGTGACTGAAATAGATGGGAATGAATATAAATTTTCTAGAATTGCAATTCAATCGTGGTCTAGAAAACGTGGAGAATCAGAATACACTAAAAATATAAGCGATGATTATAAAGTATTTATTGACGATATAGCATTAAGTGCCGGAGAATTTAAGAAACGGATTGAAGATTTATTCTGTCCGATAGATGCCTTAAAGGTTATTCTTAATATTTTCTATATCTTCTCACTTGAATGGAAAGAACAGCGAGAACTCTTTGCTACAATTTGCGGTGATATTCAAGAAAGTGATTTTGAAGGCTGTTACGATGTTTTATTTGAGGAATTGAAAAGATATTCCATTGAGGAGCTAGAATCTCGTGTCAAGACCAAATCTGATCCTTTGAAACAGATTCTGAAATCACTGCCTTTAACAATAGAGACGTTAACTAAAAATCTTCCCGATTTATCACAGGTTGAAGAAGCGAAGAAACGGATTGAAGATAATTCAAAAGAGATTGAAGATATTGATAAGAGAATTCAAGACAGTAGCATGTCTGTACAACCTTTGATTAAAAAAGCCAATCAACAATTAGTTGAAATTAATAAATTAGAGCTATCTTTGCAAGAGGATGAGGAAAATTTCAATAAGGAACAAAATAAAGAAATTATTGAAATACAAAATCAAATATCCGCTATTGAAGAAAGTAATAAAATAATAGAAAAATCGAATAAGGATCGTCAATTAAAAGTTGATTCTATTAAATCAACTATAAAATATAATCAAGATCTATTTGATTATTGTGTAAGACATAGAGAGGAACTTCTTAGCAAAAAAAATGCTATTGTAGAAAGAGAATTTGAAGAGGATACATGTTCTTATTGCGGAAATAAATTACCTGAATCAAAATTAGAAATATTACGGAAACGTTTTTATGAACAAAAAGAAAAAGAAAAATCCGCAGTTATTACTGAAGGTAAAAAAAATAACGAAAATAGAGACCACGCTCTCGCTAAAATAAAAGAATTAGAAGAAGAACTTAAAGAGTATGATATTGATAATACTCCATTTTTTGATAATTCTAAATTAAAGGAAAAACTTAATCAATTGATAGCTAACCGAATAGATTTTAAGACAACATCTGAATATAAAAAGAAGATGGATGTAATATCCAATCTTAAAAGCGAATTGGTTGAAGTTGATCAGCCGGATAATTCCGGTCTCCTTGAGATGAAAAAAACATTGATGGATAAAATAAAAGAAGATAGCGAAACGATTGGGCTAATAAAAGAAAGGGAAAAACAGGAGAAAAAAATAAAAGAATATCAAGAACAACAGCGTGATACTGCTAATGAATTAGCAAAATGGGAAAGAATTTCTGCGGAATTAAAGGCATATAAGCAAGAATACGCAGATCTCGTATCAAAGAAAGTCAATGTCCTGTTAAATCGCTGTCAGGTGCAGATGATGTCTCAGAAAAAAGATGGGACATGGATTCCTTCATGTATTATCACAACTGATAATATTCCATCAACTGTATATAATGCTGCAGAAGTTGTTGTTTCTGGCATTGATATTGCTGAAGCATTCCAAAAATTTTATAATATAAATATGCCATTGTTTATTGACAATGCGGAAGGAATTACTAGCAATAGCGAAATTTTAACTGAAAGGCAGATTATTAATTTATATGTAAGTAACCACGATGACCAATTAAGAGTAGAAGTAAAGGACTATGAATAATTATTTAATAAATCTGACATTAGATAATTTAAATGATACTGTTGTAACAGAGATGGAGATTGGTGATGTTATAGAAAAAGGGATATTTATTCCATTTTCTACTAATCCGGTAATAAGAGGTAAAAAAGGTTCTGTTATAATTAGAATGCTTGCTGTAGAAAAAAGAGCTAACGCTTTCAATCAATCCCATTATCTTAAACCAAAATGTAATAAAAAAACATATGAATATCTTAAATCTATAGGAAAAGATTTAAAGATACTTGGTAATATGTCTATAGCAGGAACTGCATATGTCCCTAGAAATTCAGAAAAAGAAATTTTATCTTCATTGGATGAAATCTTAGATAAAGAAGAAGAATAATTTTAAAAAATTAAGTTATGGAAAAAGAAGAAAAAGTACTCACAAGAGTAGAAAAAGTTGAAATGAAATTAGAAGAGCTTGCACAGCTCTTAGGTTCTGATTATCCGGCAATGATTGTAGTACCTGTAAATGAAGGTGCTTTTTCTATTGTAAATTTAGGGGATGAGGAAGAAAATGAATTATTGAAATCTGTAGTAAATGTAGGTATGTCACTAACTCACCAAGCTATAAATATGAAAAATACATTTATTGCATCTAGTGCCTATTTCTCATCTATGGATCATGGATTTGCTATAAAACTAACTTCTTCTATGATGAATGTAGCCGCAAAGAAAGCTGCAGAGCGATCAATTAATGAAGAAGATAAAGAAATAGAAGTTAATACAGAAATAAATTAATATTATGGGAATGCATAATTGGTTTGAGGCTTCCATCAAATATGAAAAAATGATGGAAAATGGCAAAGAGAAAAAAGTAACAGAGCGTTATTTAATAGATGCTTTAAGTTGTACAGAAGCAGAAGCACGTATTATCGAGGAGATGACTCCATTTATAACAGGAGAATTTAAAGTGAGTGCTACTAAACAAACTAAATATTCAGAAGTAGTGCCTAGTCAACAAGAAGTCGATGATATTTGGTATAAGGCTAAATTGAATCTCATCACTTTTGATGTAAACAGTGGCAGTGAGAAAAAAAGTCCTACACATATACTTATTCAAGCATGTGACATTCGACAAGCTATTAGTTATATTGATGAACACATGAAAGGAACTATGGCCGACTATGAAATAGAAGCTGTTTCTGATAGTAAATTAATGGATGTGTATCCGTATGAATCTTAAATATCAATAAAATGGCAAAAAAAGTAGAATCTATAGAAGAATCAACAGACATTTATATAACCGGAGTATGTTGTATATCAAAAATTCCTAAAGATTGTTTTACAAAAAACAACTATGGAACTTCATTCCGGTTTGCTATCGGGAAACGATCTGAATTAGGCAAAAATGGAGAAACGCATTATATGAAATTTTGCGCTTCACAAGAAGAAAAAGCGAGAGGCGTACAAGATATATTCATTGGTAATTTCTGTACAGAATGGATAAGTGATAATAAATCTCATAATATTTCAACGAAACCACCTGTAAAAGAAAAAACTCAATCACGGACTCATGCTGCTACTACAGATGTAAGCGATGTAGATGATCTCCCCTTTTGAACTTTGGAAGTAATACGCAAATTTAAAGAGAAAGGAATTAATTTAGAAATAGTTGCGTATTCGAAAAATAATTAATATATTTGTGAGACGAAAGAGGACATAAGGTTTTTCTTTCGTCTTTCTTCAATTATTAAACAACAATTATATGGCAGATAAAAAAAATGAAGTTGCAAAAACAGATGTTGGGCAACAAGTCATTAACAGAATTGATCAATTGTGTCAAATAGGATTTAACATGCCTAATGATTACAATTATGTAAATGCTATCAAAGGAGCCATGCTGATGCTTCCTGAGATTAAAGATAAATCAGGGAAAAGTGCATTGGAAATATGTAAGAATAACAATAGTATTCAAAGTGCTCTCTTTAAGATGGCTACAAAGGGGCTAGATGTCTCAAAGAAACAGGGATATTTGATACTCCGTGGAGATAAACTTTGTTTTGAAGAAAGTTATTTTGGAGTATGTTTGCAGGCTAGACGTATTTCTAAACATTATGAACCTATTGCAAACATCATTTATAAAGGAGATACTTTTAAATTTGAAGTAGATCCTGCTACTGGAAGAAAACGTATTATTGAACATACTCAAACTCTTGAATCTATTGATGGAGAAATGCTTGGCGCTTATGCTATGGTAACAAACGATAAAGGTGAGACAGATATTGAAATCATGTCTATTGCACAAATTCGTAAATCATGGAGTAAAAGTTCATCTCAGCAGCAGCTTGTGCATAAGGAATTCCCGGATCAAATGGCTAAAAGAACTGTAATTAAAAGGGCGGCAAAAATGTTGATTAATTCATCATTAGGTGATAATGCTTCTATTAATGATGACTTAGAAGATGCGAGTGCTATTTTAGATGCATCTAAACAAATAGATCAACCATTCGTTGAATATGAGGAAATCGTGGAAGAAGAAACACCTTCTTCTCCAATCAATGAACATGCTGATGTACAACAATCGGAATCTGCAACATCTCAAACTTCTGATGATGAAGTTTTTTAATCATGGATGATGGCTTTGATTCCTCTTGGGAAGAAATGAGTCCTGATTAGATAGACTGTGGAGATTTTTAGTAAATAAATCAATTTAGTCCCATTTTGTTTAGGTAGTAATACCTATTCGGATGGGACTTTTTAAATTAAGACTATGGCAGGAAAGAATGACAAATGGTTAATGTTTCGTAACTACATGATTAATGAACTTGGTATTACGAAAGAAGATATTAGAGAATGGATTCAAGATGCAGTTAGAATAGAAGCTAAAAAGATGGCGGAAGATACTTTTTCAAGGGAAAACCCTGAACAAATGATTAGGCGTATAGTTTATGATTCCGGTTATTTTAACACTAGTAGTTTCAATAGGACTGTTATTGAAACAGCAGCTAAAGCTTTAGTGGAAAGATTTGATGTTGTACTAAAAAAATAATGGGAAATTATGGACAAGAAAGAAGAATTATTGGAAAGATTAGTGAATGAATTTGCAGCGTACAACAGATTAACTGCTGTTAGAATTGCAAAAGAGAATTTATTTTCTTGGGGAAAATCAGATGAAGAGATAGTGAAAGAGATGAAATCTTCATCAGAAAGAATCCTTAAATGGGGATATTCAACCGATGAAGATTTTCCTCTTGATCCACCGAAAACAACAACTGTAAAGATTACATCATGCTCAAAAAACTTGCTTGAGTAATGTTTCCTTATTAAATATCTAAAATTGAATAACCATGACACCAAGAGCATTGCTAACAGAACTGAAAGCCTTAGATAATGATATATATTATCAGATGGGTAGATATAAACAATATACTATTGATTTTATAAATGATTTATGTGAAGAATTAGAAGAATTCATAGAAGGAAACTTAGGAGTACTGGATTTTTCTGAATTAAAAGGAAGTTTAAATTATCATATCTCTTCCGTAATGGAAATATGTGATAAGGAGTTATTGGATTATGAAATATTTAAAAAAGCATACTCAATTATAAACAAAGAAACATATGATAACGGAGGTAAAAATACAAAATGACATTGAAGATTTGTTTAATAATCTTAGCCCTGCGGAAAAGGCTAAATTTTGTGATATAGCCTTAGACTGGATGGATGATGCAGAAATATTTGAAGTGTTAGACAAGAGGAATCCGAATTGGAGCGATTTTGGTCGGTAAAAAAAGAATAAAATGGATCGAATAATTATTTTAGGTAGTAGTAGTAAGGGGAATTGCTATTTACTTGAATGTGATGGAAAATTTCTTATTATAGAAGCTGGAGTAAATTTCGTAAAGTGTGTTCTTCCGGCAGTAGATTATCATGCTGAAAAAATTGCTGCTTGTATATCTACACATCGCCATACAGATCATTCTATGCATCTTCCTGAAATAGTTAGAAGAGCTATTCCTGTTTATAGCCATCCGGATGTGGCAGAATTATATAAAGGAGTAATCCCATTACATGCTAATCGGAAATACCGAATTGGGAAGTTTATGGTTACTCCTATACCAGTTGAACATTCGGTTCCCTGTTATGCTTATTTAATAGAGCATAAAAATATAGGTAAGCTATTGTTTGCAACTGACCTTCAATATTTTAAATATCGAATAAAAGATCTTGATCATCTATTTATTGAAGCTAATTATGGCAATGATATATTAGATGATAATGCAGGAGAAGATAAATGGAGTAGTAGTGCATATAAATCCCATTTGGAAATATATCAAACTATAGATATTATAAAACATAATATTTCTTCAAAATTAAAAACAATTTGCTTGCTTCATCTAAGTGATGATAATAGTAATAGTAATCTTTTTAAAAAAATGGTATGGGATGAGACCGGAAGAATATGTTATATAGCTGAAAAAGGATTAGAAATAGAATTAAATAAGGAGGAGTTTTAATGATTAAACCTAAAAAATGTTGGAAATTGTGTGATTATCTGCAATCCATTTATGAATGGACACAGGAAAATGAAAATAAGAATCCTATTTTTTATTATTTCCCAATAACACAATTGGACATTGGGAACCAAATGGAATTAGTTAAATGGGCATTTGAAAAAAATATTCCAGTAGTTGATTTATTATGGATGATGTTAGAAAATAAAAAGAAGCAGAATTATGGAAAATAAATGTTATATAGGAATAGATCCAGGTAATCTTGGTTTTATTGCCGTCCAAGTAAATAATGAATGGGTTCACATGAGCCTAAAGGATAATGATTTCTATCAAATATCCGATACGATTTCTTATTTAAAAGCTAAATATCCTAATATTGTAGCTGGATTAGAACAAGTACATGCTATTTTTGGCAGTTCGGCTAAAGCTACTTTTTCTTTTGGAGAAATATATGGTAAATTACAGGCATTGCTTATTGTTCATAAAATCCCTTATCATCTTATTGCGCCTAAAACTTGGCAAAGCGAATTATGGGATACCCGTGATATGGTTGTAACTTATAAAAAGGCAAAGATAAAAGAAAAAGAAATAAACAAGAAAGAAGTTAATACTAAAGCGACATCAATTAATGCAGCTAAGAGACTTTTCCCTGAATTAGATTTTAGACGTACAGAAAAATGCGATAACATTGATGATAATAAGGTCGATGCGACATTGATTTGTGAGTATTTAAGGCGTAAAAATTATTAAGTATGGAAGAATGGAGAGATATTAAAGGATATGAAGGATTGTATCAAGTATCTAACTTAGGACGTATAAAATCATTACCTAAAATGAGAGGATTTTTTTTACAAGAATCCAAGATAAAAAATGAAGAAGACTCTAATGGATATGTTAGATGTAAATTACATAAGGGAAAGGAAAGTCGAAAATTTCTTGTTCATCGGTTAGTTGCCGAAGCATTTATTCCTAATCCTGAAAATAAACCTCAAATAGACCATATCGATAGAATTAGAAATAATAATAATGCAGCAAATTTAAGGTGGTGCACTCCAAAAGAAAATGTGCATTTTCCTGAAACTTATGAATGCCGTAAAAAGGCAATGAAACTAAATAATGATAACCCTTTTATAAAAGAAAAAAAGAGAAATACATCATCTTGCAAAAAAGTAATTCAAGAAGATATAAATGGTAATATCATAGAAATATATCGTTCAGCAAATGAAGCTAAAAGGATATTAGGATATGATGTTTCTGCCCAGTGTAGAGGATTATATAAAACAACATATAAAAATAGATTATATAGATTTAGGTATGCGAACCCAGATAGAGATGGAATATTAATAGCAGAATATGGAAGAAGAAAAAATTTATAAATTTGAAATGATGGAAAAAGAGAAAATTAGATATTTTATGGTTAATTACATGTGCATTAAGAATGCTAAAACCGTTTATGGAAGAAACCTATTAAAAATTACGGGTGTTTTGAATACATCTGATCTTGAGAGACAATTTGCTGCTGCTAATAAAGTCGAAAAATGTATAATAACAAATATATATCAGATGACAAAAGAAGACTTTGAAGCAAGTACTATGGAGGCTAAAGAATGAAAGAATTAATAATGTCAATCATAGCATTCATCATAATAGCTGTCTTTGTTGGGCATTTGGAGATTAATTTATCTCCATTTAGCATCAAATTACCAATGTGGCATAGAGTGATATGTATGATCTTACTTATTATTACATATATATTATGGAATTTCGGAGAAAGGAAAGATGCCTATTCAAAAGGATTGCAAAAAGGTATGGAAATAAATTTGGAACAAATTAAAGAAAAAAGGAAATGACAGAAATTGACTTTCTAAACAATAAAAGATTGCAACTATTAAATATTGCGTTCAAAATGCAAAATTTATACGGTCATGATCATGATATAACAAACGAGGCTTATAATAACATTAAATCATTCGAAAATGAATGTTCGCATATGTTTGAGGTATATTTCGATTCAGACTTGGCTTCATTTGCATACTTAAAAGAAGAAGTAGTAGAACAAAAAGAAAAATAAAAACTAGAATAAATGAAAGATAGTATTTATATTTTAGAAGGATTAGCTACACATTATCCTTCTGATGCCTACCCTATTACAGTGGAAAAAAAGCAATGGATAGGTATAGGAGAAGTTGGTAAAGAGAAACTCAAAAAAATAATGAATGAAGTTTCAAAAGTATGGGAGAAAGTATATACTGAATCAGATGTTAATATATATTTTGCTATATATACAACCACTGAGATTAATGGATTAATCTATAAGAATGAACCAATCGTAAAATTGATTGTATAAATGGTTTATGAAAGATATATTTGAATTTTTAATATTTCTCGTAGTCATTCTTTGTGTATGTATTTTTTATTAAAAAAGATAATAGATGGAAACTTCTTTGATAAATGAACTTCTTAAGATTACGAAAGAAAATAATGAGATGCTAAAAAAGATAGTTTCTCATATAGAAAATATTAATGAAGATGAGTATAAGACTAAACATCTATTGCAAGAATTTATTAATAACGTGGTAGCCGATCTTTTTGCTGATGCATTATTACAGCCAAAAGGGAGAGGACATGTTAGCAGTGATGATATAATGAAATTTATCAATGAAATGAAAATGTGATGGCAGATAGAAGTAATTGGGGAGTAAGGTATGGAGAAGCCTTATATAGGATAGAAATTGTTATGCTTATTATAGAAAGTTTTAAATACTATCAAGAAGTAGAAACTGAAAAGGCTGCAATGAAATATCTTAAATACTCAAAAGATTATAAATCATGCGAACAAGCGGCAGACATGATAAGAATGTTATTTAACAGAGATGTAAATCCTAGCGAATTAATGCACACAGAGGATGATATATCTAATTCTTTAATTGATAGTTATATAAAACTACAAGATTCCCTAAGGTACTTCCCAAGCCCTCGTTATCCTTATGAAAAAGAAGATATATTATCTATTTTAGCTTATTTATATCATCATAATTATTGGCTAAGGATGAAATGCTATGATTACAGTATATTCTCATGTAAAGTATTTGATGTATTTCATGGGAAAAGAATGATTCACAGCAGAGGTGTAAAATGGTTAATTAACGAGAGCAGTGAATATTGTTTATGGAATGGTAAAACAAGGCATGTAGATACTATGGCGTTTAGACACACTTTTCGAGAAATAGAGAAAGCCTTTAATGAAATAATAGAGAAACGTAGGAAAAGAAAGGAGAAGAAATGACTGAACAAGAATTAATAGACTATACTTTATCCTTAATTCCCAAAGAAGAAAAAGATAGAGTATTCAGACAAGAATGTTGTGGTATAGATAATAGTTTTATTGGTTTTTTAGAACCGTATTATTATCTATCAAAGATAATACCAAAGAACTATACTGTATTCGATTTTGGTGCAGCCTATAACCCTCAATGTTATTTCTTCACTAAACATAAGAAATATATAGCTATATCTCCAATGGAAATAGATGGAAAGGAAATGTTTAAAGCTCCAAATTGTGAAATATACAGATGTACAACTGGGTATTTTTTGAATCATTATTATAAAAAAGAGGGGAAACAATTCGCTATTGTGAATAATGTTCCTAATTGGTACAAAGAAGATTCAATGAATTTAGCAAAAACGTTTTTTAGAAATTGTTACACCTTTTATACTGAATAGTTTATGACAGGAGAAAACTTTTTGGCATTCATCATAGGGATGCTTATCGGATATGCATTAGTTTATATTGGGATTAAGACCAATGAACGCTTGAATGGAGTAAAGAAAAAACTAGAAAATAAAGAACCTTTAGTCTTTGATGGCGTTGATGATTTTGTTAAATGCGGAGAAAAGGGATTGAAAGATTACACTGTTATCAAAGGAGAAAGTTGGTCAGCAGGAAAAGGACATAGCCATATTATTATTTTAGAAAATAAGGGATATGAAAAAAGATGATTTACGATGGCTTATCCCAAACATAATAAGTCTAATATCTATCATCATAAGTCTAATTGTTATATTAAGAACCGTATGAATAATCAAGAAATAATAGAACTATCAAAGAAATATGAAGATCGAAAATACTTCGAGAAAGACCCTGTTTCTTTCCTTTGGAAGTATAAAGACAAGCGAGACATTGAAGTCGCAGCAGTAATCTGTTCTATCCTAGCTTTCGGCAACCGTCAACAAATCTATAAAGCTTGCGAAAAGACATTGGCTATTATGGGAGATTCACCATACCAATGGATTATGTCTAAAAAATATCCGTTATCATTTGGTGAAGATAAATGTTGGTATAGAATGCTTACTAATTTTGATTTAGCAAATATCTGCTATTTCTTAAAGCAGATATATACGAATTTCGATTCACTCGAAGAATGTATTACTCATGCTATGAAGAGTGTGGGAATATTTGATACATATATTGAAGTATTAATCAATATATTCTATGGATGTAAGGGAATACCCAAAGAGACTAAATCATGCTGTAAACGCCTGTGTTTAATGCTTAGATGGCTTGTTCGCCAAAACAGTCCTGTTGATGTAGGGATATGGAAATCGTTAGATCAGTCTAAATTATTAATTCCATGTGACGTTCATGTGCTTAATAAAGCTAGAGAGTTAGGCTATATTAAACGTAAGAGTAACGACATGAAGACTTGTATAGAGTTGACAAATAAATGTCGAGAACTTGTGCCCGGTGATCCTGCATCTGTAGATTTTGCTTTATTTGGAATGGGATATGAAGAAGCTCATCCAAAAGAATTTGAAGAGTCAGATCCAAAAATTCCATTGACTCCTCAACAAATTACATTAATAAGCACATATGCAGTATTGTATGTCAATGAATTATGTAATGTTTGCGTTCTCGACTTAAATACAATGATGCCTAATCGTGACTCAGAAACAAAGAAGATATATAAGGCAGCATTTAAAAGAGTCCGGGAATATCAGAAAATAGTAAATAAGATATCCTCAACATCGGGTAACATATACTCTAATTTTTGTGATCTTTTTGATGTATATGTAATGCCTGTATTAAAAGAATATCAAGAATCAATTGAAGAATATCTTGATACTCTTCCGGGAGAATTCGGAAATACTTATTTTTTATCTCACGTAGAGGTAGCAAGAAGTATGACGCATTATTCTATATGGGAAACTGCATATAGAGTCGCAGATTCTTTCAAATATACAAATAATGCTATATCTTTGTCGAAGTATAAGCAGAAAGAGCTTTTCAGCATACTAACTAATTTAACCAAATGGTGTTTTAGAAAAGCACCGGACATTGATTATAATTATCAACTCAAAATAGTAGCAGCATATGAAAAGCTAGACTCTATACTAACCAACCCTGAGATTATTTCAAAATGTATAATTAAAGCTCAAGAATTAGAAGATGGAATTGAATGAATATCAATTAAAAGCATTAGAAACAGCGAATTATCCACAAGAGTATAAGATTGTTTATCCCACTTTAGGATTAACTGGAGAAGCGGGAGAAGTTTCGGATAAAGTAAAAAAAGTTATTCGTGACAACAATCATGAATTTTCAGATGACAGAAAAAGAGAAATCGCAAAAGAAATTGGAGATGTACTTTGGTATTGTGCTACCTTATCACATGATTTAGGTTACACTTTAGATGAGATAGCTGAAATGAATTATAGCAAACTTAAATCTCGTAAGGAAAGGAATATGATAAATGGCAATGGCGACAATAGATAATCATGAGTAATACTGGACATAAATGGATATATCGTAAAACAATGTCTCGTCTTAAAGAACCAACAAGATATAAAGTCCGTGTATACCATAAAGGTAAAAGTATTGATGTCGGATTTTATAGAACGTTAGAGGAAGCTCTCAAAAGACGTAATCAATATATTGAAGACAATGGAATAAGCGAAAAAAGATTAAAGAGATATAATACACGTAACGAAAATAAAGATTAATATGGGTAAATATTTTACAGTTGGAGAGTTGTGCGAATCTAGTACAGCTAAAGCGAAAGGTATAAAGAATATACCGGATGGAATGCAAGTAGGTCGTTTGAAAAGTTTAATTGAAAAGGTTTTAGATCCATTAAGAGAAGCATATGGGAAACCTATTTACGTCAATAGTGGATTCAGAAATGATGAGCTAAATAAAGAAATTGGAGGTGTAGCAACAAGTCAACACAGAAAGGGGGAAGCTGCAGATATCAGTGCAGGATCAATTAAAGAAAATGAAAAATTATTTAATTTAATTCAGGAATTAAATCTCCCCTTCGATCAATTAATAAACGAGTCAAATTTTAGTTGGGTACACGTTTCTTATTCACAGGAAAGACAAAGAAAACAGATACTAAAACTTTGATTATAGATAGGCTACTACGGTAGCCTATTTTCTTTTAGTCTTCTAAGATCAATAATTTCATCTAGAAGTTTAAATCTTAGATCTTCAAACTCACAATGTGGCAAATCTTTTATCAGATTCTTGATCGCTTGATTAATCTCGTAGTCTTTTCTAATGATTGCTAACTTGATAGAATCATATTTCACCTTCTTGCATTTCATAAATTCTGTTTTTCGTTAGTAAGAATAGCATTTATCTTTTCTTCTGTAAAGCCAAACTGCTTTGCAAATTTCTTAAAGGCTTTCATCTTCTTCTCAGGAATCAGTGCAAACATAGAATTTATGGGTCTATCACTCTCTAATGCCTTTTTAAAATCTTTGTTTTTCATATTATCGTTTTTTTATTCTACAACAATCACATAAATATTTCTTTGCTGAATCCCATGTCTTATCTATAATATAATCTCCTAAATATTGAATTTCCTCACCGTGGGGACTTATATCATAAGTAAGGCAGATATGATCTGCTAAATGACCTGATTCATGCGACCAAGTTTTTTCAAACTCCTTAGCACTACTTGTTCTACCTATAACAATTACACTTTTATGTGCTAGATGATTAGAAAAAGTTAATCCATTATTATATCCACATGTAGTTAGATTTTTATAAGCTCTTTTGAGTGATTCTTCCCCACATTCTATATATTCTAATTCTTCCATTACATCTTCAAAATATTTACAAATATAATCGTAAAAGATAGTAACAGTCCAATCGTATTTAGATAAGTATATTGTTTTTATTTCCATAATATTAAAAAAGGCACATTTTAAGTGCCTAAAATTAAAGCATATCTTCCCAATTAATAGCTACACCCATACCCATCATATCAGCGAAGAAATGACGAAACGCTTTTTCGGTAGATGGATAGTCTGGATCATCGATATAGTCTTTTACGAATAGTGCTAACATTTGCTCATTTTGTATAGACGATCCCATATAATCTGCCCTAGCCATGTTTACTGCATATACTGCATTATAACCATTGTCTTTTTCCAATGTCACATTATATCTTTTCAGCAGTTCGTCTAACTTTTCTTTTGTAATAGGTGTGATTTTACCTTCTTTTGTTTTCATCATAGAGACTGCCCAATCACACATTTTTTTAGAAAAATTAAATCCATAATTTTGTAGATAAATCCGCATATCTTCAGGGATATTATCATATAAATCAAAGCTTGCTCCTTTTTTCATATCTTATAGTATTAAAGGGGGACTATTATATCCCCCTTAGTTTATATTAGCGACGACGACGTCCACGACCGGAACCTCTCACTCCCCTGCGTTCTCCCATCATTTCTTCATCTTCGTATTCATCGTATCTATTCCCGTAAGAACCACCACGACTACCACCACCATAAGAGCCGCCCGAACCACCTTGTCCGCCACGTTCTCCTATTGATTCCATTTCGTCCCAAAGGGTTTCGAAATCTTCTTTTAGGCATTCAAGACTTTCTTTGAAGTCTTTAAAGGCTTTTCCTAATCCACCTTTTCTTTCGCCTTCCATTATTTCAATCATTCCCATAATAATATTATTTAGAATTTGTTGTTTTAGGTTTATTAGACGTATTCATTTCAATTAAAAGAGATTTTATATCTCCCAATCCATCTTTTACAGATTTTACCTCTAGCTCTAATGAATTAATCCTGTCTTCTTGTTGCTTCTCTTTCGCAAATTGAGGATTTAGTTCTTTTAAAATACTATCACAAGATTCTATAACAGAATTATGATATGAAACACTTTCCACAATTTGTTTACTCGTCTGCATCATAGCTTCAACTTCCGAAATAATAGCTTCCTTCTTTTCAGAAACAATTACATTTGGATAAGCAAACATTTCACCGTTTGCAGGTAATTTCTGAAAGTCTAAGACCTCTTCACCACATCTAACCTTAATGTCTATAAGCATTTCCGGTTGAGGGCTATAAGGTACTGACGGATTATAAGTAGGATATTTAGGAACAGGTGAACTTACAGATTCGATCTGTCCTATTTTAACTGTAGGTCTTTCTCCTTTGGAAAGAACATATATAAAACCACCTTGTCTACTTGATGAAAACATATAATAAACTTTTTTAATTTGTTTTACATAGACGGGATTTTACTCCCGTCTATAAATTTACTTACTTGCTACTGATGTAGATGCAGGAGTTGTACCGCCCGTTTGAAAATTAACAAAACGGATTATTCCCTCTCGCTTATTAATAAAAGCAAAAACCTCTTTTGAGTTGACAATATCAGAGCCTATAACATTTGAACTGTTATGGTCAATAACATTGATTTTGCTTTCGCCATTATTAGAAGAAGAACTTCCTACATTTGTGCTGTTATTGGAAGTTGGAATAGCAATCGTTATAGGAAATGCTTCTCCACCTGCCGGAACAGCTTGGTTGATTTGTACCGTTACATAACATTCACAAGGAAGTTGATTATACAGACATTTGTCAATTCCATAATCCACAGTCGTTTCCGAGAGAGCCACATTTGTTGTCGGCAACTCAAATATACAGAGTTGTTTCAAACAAGAACGTTGTCTTGTCGGAATAGCTGAACCGAGACCACCCGTCCACCAGTAAGTACCAAAAGGATTTAAAGGATTTCCATACATAATATTTTCCTTTCTTTAAATTTTTACTATCTTTGTATCGGGATAGACAAGAGTAATTAACTTGTTGATAAGAGTAAACCGAAGCTCTTCCCTTTCTTTTAAATCTTCGGTATCATTTAATTCGGTAATCAAATGAATAACAAAGAATTTATCGAGAGTATAACTCTCGAAGGAGAAATTTGGTGTGACGTAATCGGATATGAAGGGCTTTATATGGTATCTTCATTTGGAAGAATTGCCTCCTTATCTCGTAATGTAAAAAACAGATATGGAATTAAATCGACAAAACAAAGAATACTAAAACCGACTATTAGGAAATTAAAAGAGAGTTATTCTTTATATACTGTTTCATTATGGAAAAATAATATAAAGAAAACTGTAACTGTTGCTACAATAGTAGCTAAGTCTTTTTTACCTAACACAAATAGCAGTTTTGAAATAGACCATCTAGATGGCAATCCATTAAACAACAACGTTGAAAACCTAAAATGGTGCAGTCATACTGAAAATGTAAATAATCCAATAACTAGGAAAAGGAATTCTCTTTCTAAAATCGGGAAATTTAACACCTCTAAAAGCATACCTGTTGTTCAATTAAAAGATAACATTTTAGTTAAGGTATATCCTTCTATGGCAGAAGCCCAAAGAGAAGGATATTCTCAAAGTAAAATCTCTCTGTGTTGCAACGGATTTATAAACCATTATAAAGGATTTATTTGGAAAACGCTATCCGATTACGAAATTATTACCAACATGTCAAAGAACGCTTTATCTAAAACCAATACTTAGCAGCCGCAGTTACTATAAGGTGTCGCATTCACATTTACAGGCACGCTATAATTAACTGGAATCATACTACCCATTGCCGGAATGTAAGGAATTGTTACCGTTTCCGGTTGACGGCATTCAATTTTAGCCAATCGAGCACTTAAATCACTAAGAGCAGCATTTACAGGCGCAATAGTTTGAGCTTGGAAAGCTTGAATATTTCTTGTCTGTGCATCGTTAGAAATTTGAGCAAGCAAAGTACTCTTATCTTCACGAAGCTTATCAATTTTATCAAGCAAGTTCTGATTCTGCATAGCATCCAATTTAGACAAGATAGCTTGCGTATTAGCAGTTGCTCCATCACGTAAAGCCAAAGTGTTCTGATTTGCAGTGTTAACCAATGTATTGGTCTGATTGCAAATAGACAATTGATTTTCATAGCCTTGCGTAGTAATAGCATTCTGCGTCTTGCAACAACAATCTGCAATAGCTTGTGCAATCTGACAGTTTCCTGCTTGAATGCTATTGATAATCTGTTGGCTTGACATACCTACTTGATTACCAACTCCTTGAATCTGAGTCATAACGCTGTTAATAGACTGCTGAATCTGTCCAACTGAACAGTTCAAATTGGTAGCTAATGTATTAATAGCTTGACCATTTCCCTGAATAGCACTCATTAGTAATTCCCTTCCTGCATCATTGTTAATCAAATTTGGAACACCAGCGAATCCATATCCGCCGCCATTACCACCATCGTTACCACCATTGTTACCCCAACCATTGCGACCGAACAGAGGGAAAAGGAAGAATAAGAAGATAATCCACATAAACCATGAACCATCTCCACCAAATCCATTACCATTACCCTTGCTGTTCAAAGCCATCAACAAGTTAGGGTCAATACCCTTTTGCTGCAAAAGTGGAGCAAGCATAGCCATCATACCACTTCCGCTTCCACTCCCTGTTTCGGGAGTATAAACAACTGTCTTTGATTCCATAAAATTACATTTAATATAGCTCGACATTGAACTATGCTTAAATGAGCGAATTTTATCCGAAATACTAGCCAGTTTATTACGGTTGTAACAAATTGAATATCAACGATATTTAAAATATTCTTGAATACATTTTGATAATAGTGAATGTTTTCATACATTTGTGAAAACTTTATTTCACTCATGGAGTTAGACGAAAAACAAAGAGAATTAATTGATAATATAGAATATGAAGTAGCTAAATACTTTGGAGTTACGCAACAAGATATTATCAATAAGCAGACAAGAGAAAGTGTAAGCAATGCTAGATATTTCATCTTTTATATCTTGCATTTCAAATTAGGAATGACTCCTAGAGCAATTGCTAGAGAATATTTCTATAATCCTAGATCTGTAAAAATGGGATATGCCAAGATTAAGCATAGACTCAAATACTATGCCTACTACAGTAATATATTAGAAGAGTTAATGGAAAAAATAAAACCGTTTTTGCCCAATCATTAGAGCAAAAACGGTTCATAAGAAATCCTGAAAACAAACTTAAATCAAAGCTTTTACAGCCAATCCTCCTAGCGGATGATTTCCTCCTGCAGTTACTACACTATTCAAAACATCATAGATGTTTCTGAGTATTGCAGTTTGTGCTACAAGTTCTCCATACATCGGATTAAGTTTTGGATCAACGCTTGTAAATGCCAAATATAAATTTTTCAACTGCAAATTACTATCTGCAGTGAAGAATCTTATTGAATTCAATAACGCCTCAACGATCTGTGCCGTTTCTTCTGTTACTGATTGTATTCCTTTTTGAAGACCACTAAGTTCAGTGTCTCCGGTGGATGGGAGTTTAAAACTATCTGAAATGGATTTCCAAAATTCATTAAGTAAAGGCATAGTCTTATTAATCTCTTCTCTTAACTTATCCAATTCTTCATCTGTTAGATTGCTTCCACTTGCTAAGAAACCATCCATCATATCCATAATTGGTTTTAGAAATTTTTCAGTTCCCTTTAACATCAATTGTTTAGCGATGACATTATTTATATATTCATCCCATTTATCAGTTAATGCAGAAAGTCCATCTCCAGTTTCCCGATATGCATCTAACCATGCATCTGCAAAATCTTGCGCTGCTGATTTGATATTTTGTTCAGATCCGAACCCTCCTAATTCTTCAGTCTGTTTGTTTCTGAGATTAGCCTGTTCTTCCCGAAGATCTTCAATAGTATTTCTCCATTCTTTAATTCGATCATTATCTGTTTTTTTCTTGTCTTCTTCGGCAGCAATCATTCTCTCATAACTTTGAATTTGTTGTTCAATATTACGTTGAGCATTCTCGTTGCTAGCATTTAGAGTGTCGATTGCATAAGCCTTTTCAATATCTTTCCCTAATTTTTCGTAAGCTCTTTGCAGATCTTCTACAGCTTTTATTTCTTTTTGTATCGTCTGCTCTCTTCTTGCGTCATGTTGTTTATTTAAAGTAGTAAAGACAGTTGTAATAGAACCAATAGCGTCAGCTACGGCTCCGGCAATATTACCACTTTTAAAGTTATTCCAAGAAGACATTACTCTTTCATTAACATTCCCAAGTAATTCTCCGGCTTGTTGAACTTCTCTCCATCCACCCACATTAGTATCAATTCCACGACTTTCAGCAAGTTCCTTGAATTGATTCATAAGATCGAGTGTTGCATTAATGGACTGATAAATTCCAGTAACGATTTTATCAACCATGCCCATTGCTGAACCAAGTCCACCGGATACTTTCCCGATTTGCCCTGAGATATTGCTTAATTTTCCTTGAGAAATGTTTAATTGATTATTAGTATCCCCCAAATTAGAATTAGCTAATTGGAACTCTTCATTTGCAGCAGCTAACTCATCTTTATAACCGGGCTGAAGAAAATCTCCTGACTCTCCTGCTTCCTGTATTTCTTTTAATCTTTGAGTAGCATCTGTAACTTCTTTAATTCTTTCTGCTTGTTCTACAATAAGCTGATTCTGTCTTTCTTTTTCTGCTTGATATTCCTTTTCTAAATTAACTAATTGACGATATTCAGCAAAAGCATTTTTAGCGAAGGGAGATTTATTCTTTTGAATTTGATCTTGTATCTTAGCAATAGCGTCAGAATAAACTTTTAAATCAGTTGCATTTAGATTTCCTGCCGATTCTGAGATGAATTGCTGCATTTTTTGAATCAATGCTTCTAATTCTGTCGTAGTATAAGCAGAAAGATCGCCCATTGCCTGTAAATACTCCGGTGTTTGTTTAAACTTCTCAAGATTCAGCTTGCTAACTTCTTTGTTTACTTTGTCTGTCACATTCTTAACAATAGTAACATATTGATCTGCATTAAGCTGATCTTTATTAAACATGTCAGTTGCAAGGTTAATTTCCAACCCTCCTGATTTTTGAACCTGCTTGATTTTATCGACAGAATTTGCTAAGTATTCAACAAAATTATTTAATCGTTTACGTGTCTCCTCTTTATCTTTATCAGTAATTTTTTTCTGAATATTAAAATAAGAATCAAGTTGTTTTTGTCCTAAAGAAGCAGGATCAGGATAAACTTCTTCTAATTTCTTTCTGATTTTGTCAAGAGTTGTTGGAGCAATATCAAACATTTTAGCCACAGCATCCATGTCTAATCCTTTGTTTTCCAATGATATGTATAATTCATAGTCATTAAACATAGAATCAAACTGCCTTTCAATATCTTTTATACCTTCTACGGTAGCTGTTACTGTAGCCGTAGCTCTAAGTTCTGAAGAATATTGATCATATGCCTGTCTAATAGAAAGAGCAATTTTCTCTCCTAATGTCTGACCTATTGAGTCTGCTTCATTAGCAATTGACATTTTATCAAATCCAATACTTGTAATAGGCTTTTTAAACAGATTGCTGAATGTATCCCCAAATGTCTTTTGAAGTGTCTTAGTTGCCTCCATCTCTCCTTGAGTCTGACGAAGTTTCTCATACTGAGATTGCAATTGCTTTAACAGTGAGAGTTGAGCTTTTAAGCGTTTTTCGTATTGTGTTTCTCTTGCCTTATCAGTCTTTTTATCTGTTGCTCCAAAAGAACGGGCTACTTTATCTACAGCAAGAGCAAATTTTTCTAGCTCTTCAGCACGATCTTTGTTTGTCTTACCTATATCATTATATAATGGTTCGGTAGCTCGCAATGCTCTTGCCGATTCCTCCCTTAACTCTTTAGCACGTTTCAGAAGATTATCGACATAATCCATAGTACTTTCTTCGGGAGTTATTGTTGTTATCTTTAAATTTTCCTTTTCAAAATCTTTATTTAATTTAGAAACAGCATTCTGAATCCTAACTGTTAAATCGCTTAATATCTTTTCAGGAGAAGCAACAGTTATAGGAACCTCTATTTTCAACTTATCTTTTATTCTTTTTTGAAACTGTTTTAATAGATTTTCATCAGAAATTATTGATCTTGCTACTGTTCCAAGAGTATTTGCAAATTCTGTTTGTTGTTCTTTATTTAATTTTGAAAATCCTGTAATCGTAGTTTCATAATTAGATAAATTTTCGTTTAGTAATTTATCAAACCATTCATTTACTTTTACTAAATCATCTACAGTCCCATTTACTATTTTAGAATATTTTTTAGCTGCTTGACCGAAATCTAAATATTTTGCATCAAAGCCTCCTTTAAATCTGTATTTTTGAATTTTATCTAATAGAGACAAAATATAATTATAAGATTTAGAGATATCTAAATCCTTATTATCAAAGGCAGACAAAAGTTCCTCTTTCAAACTAGTAGATATTTCATTATTATCTTTTAAAAAAAGGACTAATTGATTCCTAAGACTTTTATACGAATCCTCCAATTTTCTTAGAGAAGATTGTTGCTCAGAATAAGATTCTACATAATCATCTAAAGATTCTTTAAATCCTGCCCCAAATAAAGGCTCCAATTGTTGCATTTGATAGTTGAGTAATCTTGTTTTCTCTAATTCATCATTATAACCTTTTTGGACTTTTCTCAACTCTTCAATTCCATTTTTTTGATTAATAATAGAATTATATATTTCAGGATATTGTGTTTTAAGTTCATTTAATATTTTCTGCTCTTCTTTTTTAGATTTATTTAATTTAATTTGAGTTGAATTATATTCATCAGAACTTTTATCCAATTTGCCTAATTCTTCATTTAGATCTTTTTGGGTATTTAAATTTTCTTCATATGACTTAACTAAATCATTTAATGTTTCTTTTTGAGTGCTTAATGAAATATTTAATACATCATAATCCTCTTTTGTTTTTTGTACCTGTTTATAATTATCATAAAAAGCATATGCGGCTCCGGCTACTGCAGTAGCTATTGCGATCAATGGATTAGCCTTTGCAATTTTTAACAATGATCCTAATGAAGATACAACCTTGCCCATAGCTCCAACCAATCCTCTTTGAGCAATAGTAGCTTCAATAGAAGATGCAGCAAAGCCTTTATTTGCTGCTGTAGCTATCGCAACTTTTGCAGCATATAATACAAATCCTATGGATGCTGCATTTAATACATTGGCAAAAAATCTCCAATTAGCGACGATGTCATTGATTATTTCTATAAATCCTTTTAGAACGCCATCGTTAGCTTTACCAAAATCATTGAACATTACATCAAAGTTATCCTTTAAATTGGAAATCATACCGGAAAGAGTTTCTGCTTGTATTTCCTGCATGTTATAGAAGATTCCTCCGGCAGATGTTATTCGTTGAAATACCTTCTCTACATCTCCAAAAGAAACCATTCTTTTAGTAATCATTCCTTGCACCTCTGCTACTGACACCATACGACCTTCAAGTTCTGTATAGATATCAGCTAGCTCTCCAAGAATATTAACTCCGGCTTCAGTAAATTGACGTACTTCACTAGCTCTCAAGTAATTAGCAGCTTTTACCTGTCCATAAGCAAGTATAAGACGTCCCATGTCAACACCAAGTCCGGCTGATACATCAGCAAGCATTTTTGTCGTATCATAGAGCTTATCAGATTCAATACGATAAGCAGCTAACTGCTTGGTGTAGGTGACTAATTCCTTTACTTGGAATGGAGATTTAACAGCTAATGCTACAGTTTTTTCAAATAATGCATTAGCCTCATCTTTATTTTGAAGAATTGCCTGTAAAGCTCTTTGTTGTAACTCAAACTCTCCACGAACTTCAATTAGTTTTTCAACATATCCCGTAATAGCAGAAACACTGAATAATAATGCAACTTTACGTGTAAGCTGATCTGTTGTATTAAGAACACTGGATTGTTCCTTTTTCAGCTTATTCATACTGTTTGCAGCATCAACATTTGCTTTTTTTAATCGGTCTGTTTCAGAAGCTATTTTGGATAATTCCACAGTATAATCTTTCCCTGTACGAGTAAGAGAACGTTGTGCATTTGCCAATGCTTCAATTTTTCTTGCTCTTTGAACAATGGTTACTTCGCTTCTATTTAGTGCTCGTGCATATTCTTCTTCTGCTTTTGCAGCAGCTTGGCTAGCCTTATTATTAATAGAATCATCTCGTTTTTTCTGCGCAATAGCGGCTTTATCTAATGCAGGAAAAACCTTATTGGCAGCTATAGCTAATTGATCTTCAGCCTTAACTTGTCTTTGAATTGCTGATTGCCCATCTCTAAACGAACGATTCAATTGTTCCATTTCTGCCTTTTGTTTTTGGGCAGCAAGAGATGTTCCATTTATATTATCAAGATAATTTTTCCAATATATTTCATTTTGTTTTAATTCTGCCCGTTGAAGTTCTAATACTCTTATCTGAGCTTCAATTTCCGGAATTACCGTATTAGCAGTGTTCCCTAAAGTTAATGTATCTTTAGGAATAACTCCACTAATTTTAGCAGCAGCTAATTTCTGAGAAGCAGTTGTGGCATCTTCTAGATACTTCTTCATTGTATCTAGTTTCTTATTGACATTATCGATTGGCGAATCTGCTACTTTATCTAATTGAGTAGATACCTTTGCTATATTATTAGCTAACCTCTCGTAATTGTTGCTTGACTCTTTAGGAATAATATTCTGCATCCCTGCTTTTGCTTGTTTTAATCTTTCGATAAATGGATCAACTCCACTTGCCATTTGAGCAAAAGCCTCTTTAACAGCTTTCTGAGTTTTCTCACTTGTCTCAGCAATCTGTTCTATCTTTTCGTCTGCCGTATTGAGTTTCTTTAAAACTTCTTCCGGTATTTCTAATATATATCCGTCTGCCATTTTTCTTCTTATTGAGGTAATACAGGTATTCCAAAGTCATTAAACAGTTGCATTGGATTGTCAATATGCACTGCATTTCTTCTTTTTTTCTCTTCTTCTGATAGATAAATGATGTGGGTTGAATCATATTTAGCTAGCAGAATTTGTGGTACTGTCAATTCCCACATATATTGTTGAACCGTTACAGATGGAAATGTTTTTAAGAAGTCAAACATTTCACCATAAGATGTTCTAGCTATTATTATTTCTGTTCGGTCGTCTTCATTTTTCTCTCCAAGACTATCATCCTGAACGTCTGTATCGAGTTGATAATCGAAAAAAAAACATCCACATTTATCAGATTTAAAACTTCAAACAGAAGTTGCCCCCAATCTCTAGATTCACATTCCCACAGTAAGACATCTATAAATCTCTCTAGATTTTCTTCAATTGCCTTTTTATCATTGAGAATAGCTAATGCAAGAATTTTACATACAACAGGAAACTCTTGCGATAATCCTTGCAATATATCTCCAAAAGTAGCTTTTTCTATCTTATTAATTTTAGTGGCTTCTTCCGCTATCTTCCATTGCGTTCCCGGTTTTAAAGCAGTTATTTCAAACTCTGTATTTTGCAATTTTACTAAAGTCGGGCTATTCGTCATGATTTTGACAAGTCGCTCCATTGCTTCATCTGATACAGGATCTCTAAATGTTTTTCTTTTTATCTCTTCCATAACTTATTATTAAAAAAGGGAAGGAGTCTAACTCTCCCTCCCTTTTTATTTTACAATACTGTTCCTGTTTTAACTTTTTTACTAGAACTAGAATCTCCGTTTATACTTCTTAGGGAATTAGTCGGAGAAGCTGATTCCCTTACGCTCCCCCCTGTGCCGTAGTTTCAACATAGAACGGAGTCATGTCAGAACCTGTTCCAACTTTTCCTGCGTAACAAGTACCACTGATTTCACCCTGCACGATACCTGTTTTCAAAGTAGAAGCAGTAATTTTAGGACTAAGCCTTACACGTGGGCAAACCAGTGCGCCAAGTGTACCAAATACTACACGTACTTTTGCCCATTTAGGAGAATAAGTATTAGGTGCACAATATGCATCTTTTCCTCCAACGGTCACTTTCTTAAATCCGAAAAGTCCAGTCAAGATGTCATCCTGAATATCACCACTGGTTGTAGCAAAGGTATACCGTCCCAAAACTACGTTTTCGAACAGAGGCTCATCCGATACTTCATTGTCTGTCGCATTGATAGTATTATCATCTTGCGTGATAGATGTACTATCAGCTACAATTTTAGTCAAGTCATAAACTTCACTACCGGGAGTCAATCCTTCACTGTCGGTAAAAGGAGTAATTTCTACTTTTGTTACTCCACCCAATATGATGGGTTTTGTTAAATCTATAGCCATATTAATAAGTTATTTAATTAAATAATTGTTGTATGTATTCTCACTATGTTAACATGCATATTTTTAGTTGAATCATAATCGGTACGAGTTTCTTCACGAAACAGGCGATAATGCAAATTAGTTTCTTGTTGCTCTTGAATTATTTCATCCAATCTGTTTTCCATTCTTGACATCACGGCAACATTCTTCTTCCCATTAGCCATTGGTTTTGCATACAGCCAAATCTCAACATATCCTTCATTTACGGCTCCCTTATTTTTTATTCCATTATCACATGAAATAACCGCCATATCTTTCCAGTCATCCGGTCTGTTAGGCGGAAGGGTAGAAGGATATACATTTTCTGAAATATCTCCATCTAAGATAGAGTTATAAAATGTTTCTATTGATGATATAGTAGTGTATGCTGAACTCATATTATAACGGGCTTACTTCGTCACGTTGAATTTTTAAAATTTTCACGTTATCACTAATTTTTCTTGCTAACTCTTTCAAGTCATCGCCTACCGTAAATATAACTTTATATTTATGTCTTAACGGATCTTGTCCGGCTTCCAATATTCCTCCATAAAACATGGTTACTACAACTATTAATTGCATCCCATTGCTTTGAGGTCTAAAGGTTCCCAAAAATTCTTCTACAGATCTTCTACCAGTTATATATTCATGCTGATATGGATCATATTTGGCTGTAGTAGCCATTTTAGTAAAAAACCTTTTTGTACCCGGATATAATTCTCTTTTATAAAAAACAGCGCTTCCGTAACTATCATGGAGATTCTGAGTTTTAGTTTTATCATAATCAGCTTGTATATAAGCACTTTCGATCAGCCTTTGACCATCGTCTGCTAATTTCATAGCTAATTTATTTATAAAACTATACTGAGCCATTTAAATTACTTGATGTATTATCTGTTAAATATACAGCACAACCTGAAAGTTGTGTTGGAAAAAGTCCAATAACCATTCCATCTACACGCATTCCATACATATTCCCTCTGAATAAGACACCTCTTGTGATTTTGATTCCTACAGATTTATCAAAAGGGAAATAAACATTGAAAGATGCTTTAATGCTATTACCTGAATCACTTTTCTGTGCCTCCTGAATATCGCATTTAGTCTTTAGCAATATTAAATCTTCTTCCTTCTGTTGGTCTAATGGTTTGCTTTCATCTATCCAAGTAGTATAGAATTCTCCATCATAAGGATATTCTTCTGTTTCGTGCCTGTCTATGATCATCAGTCGTATTCGTTAATCCATGAAACTCCTCCGCTTGAGACAAGCTCTAACTTGTCGTCATCATACTTCTTATATAATCCAATCATGAGATTATAAATATCTGTTTTCGTATCATATCTTTGACTCCCAATCGTTTTCGTGTATGCTCCGTGTTGGTTCGTCTGACTTGCTGTATAGTTAGGAGATGTATATATAACAAATAATAAATCAGCCAATAACAGGTCTTTCTGCTTTTGAGTTAATGATTTAAAATCAGTAATATCACTTACATCTCTCTCCATTGCGATACGGGTTAGAACCGCCTTGTCAAAGACAAAGGCGGTCAAACCTTCTAGATATGTTATAATGTCAAATTGAGCCATATTAAGAATCTGCTACGGTTGTATCAACAATGACATGATATAAGAATTCGGTCAATGCAGGAGTAGCACTCATCATCAAACGAGTTTCCCATGATTTATATTGACCATCAGCCATCGTAAAATTAGCCAAACGTGAGAATCCATCAATGTTTGCAAATACGGAGTCAATTACTTTATTTCCATATTTATTTGCTAACTTTTCGTCAAGAATAGAAGTATGCATGATCAATCCGGCATCTCCTGCGGGGCGCAATACAGCTACTTTCTCGTTCCAACCATGTACCATCTCATCACCTGCCCAATTTGAGTTTTTCTCTTTTTCTACTACAATTTCGATAGGAGAAAGACCGTCATATGCTTTTACGGCAGCATTAAACATATCATCAAGAATAATAGCGATATCCGGAGCCGCAACAGGACTATTAGTGTTTAAGTTGCGTAAATATCCTACCCATTCCTTGACTTGTGTATTTTTCAAAAATACGTCCTGATACATTTTCTTTGTAATCTGCCATTTCATAGCACCAGTGTATCCTGTTCTATCACGGAATTTTTTCTCTATAATAACCATTTGATCAAACAACTTGGCATCCGGGGCAGTCCAAACTTTAGCTCCTGCTTTTTCAAAGTTTTCTTTGGGGATTTCAGCCTTCTGTTGAGGCCCGGTAATACCCATTCCTGCGGTATAGACAATTTTACCTGTAGAAATTAATTGTGCAGAAAGATGGTTCAATGTTTGATCTTTCTGATCAATCAAGAACTGAACATCCTTTGTCCACTCACGTATAATATCAGCATCACTTCCAAATTCTGCAAATTTATCTTCTTTATACTGACGCTCCATAGCGGTTTCAGCAATAGCTCTTGAAATAAAATCAGGAATACTTCCAGTATAGAAAGAAAGACCTTGTTTATTAAACGGATGAGCATCACCAAGAGGAGCACGCCAGTCCATCAAAGGAGCACTCGTTGTTTGTCTCTGATTAACCTTATATGTCGCAGTCCCATCTGATGCAGTAGGAGTTGCGTTCGGGTTTACAGAGAACTGACTTCTCCACCAATTATAGTTAATGTCGATCAATCCCGAATCATCAATGACTGATTGCAAAAGTTGACGACCATCTCCACTTCTAAAAAGAGCAGCATAACGACTGCTATCAAAATCAAATCTCATAGTTTCTCCTTTCTTTAGATTTCAAACCAACCGTCAACATTTGACTTATTTAATTTTTTAACGACTTCCGGAGTAGGTGACATTAATATTTCGTACATCAATGCATGAAGAGTTGGAGTAAGATAATATCTTGCACCATCAAAATCTTCATCATTTTCAGCCGGAGCATATTTAAAGTCATAGTCGCACGGCAACACTGCATTCGGATTCTGTACTAGCATTTTAGCATCTGCGCCATCTTTATCTCCTTCAACGAGGATATCTCCTGCTGTCAAAGATCCGATAGCTGCGCTAAAAGTAAGTTTCCAAACGTCTGCATTACTGTTAGTCGTTTTCTCTACAGCAACAACAATGTGAGCCGTTCCTGCAGTAGCAAATTCAGCCGGAGCTTTCATCAAAACATCACCAATTGAAGGCTGATGTCTGAATCCATCTCTTTTAATAAAAACAGTAGTTGCTGACGAAGCAGCCTGTACTTCAAATGTTTTTAGCAAAATAATTTCTGCCTGCTCATGTTTATTGGCTTTTCCGTTACCATTCCATCGATATTCCACCAAATCTCCTGCGTACATTTTACCCATTCTTTTAAATGGATTTTTTACAAGTCCACCTGTAGTTGGGAATACCTGATGATTTTTGATATCTACGATAGGAACAAAGACTTCTCTCGTCCCACCGATCTGACCTCGCATTTGGTTCGTAACTCTACCATAGTAGACCGCACCATAGGTATTTAAAAGATCGTTTTCCATCTTATTCTTTTTGGGGTTTTAAATCATTCCACATATCTTTCATCTCAGTAGACTTTGTCGAAGGACTAAGAGGAGTAACAACATCAGGAATTTCAGCACGATTCAAATTGTAAAACTCTAGTGCAGATTTTGCTTTTTCTTGCACATCAAGATCTTCCGTAATGCTCGTTTCAGCTAAATACTTATTAACCCATTTATCATCTTTGATGCCTTTTTCTTTCATCGCTGACTTTAAACTGTTTTTAATACTAGCTAATTGCTTTTCCTTTTTATCCGCTAACACCTGTTTTTCAAGTTCTGCAAGTTTGTTTTGCATTTCGATATAGGCTTCATCTGTTTTTGCATCTGCGCCTTTACCTTTTCCCTTGTCATCCTGCGGCTTATAAGCTTTGACGAATTCTGCATAATCATGCTCCATGTTTGAATTTGTCTCCTGAAAAGCAGGGAACACCTTCGACACAAAATCATCTAATTCAGATTCATCATTTGTCAATAATGGAATTAGGGCTTCTAATTGCTTATTGATTGTTCTTTCTGACATGCGTAGGGTTTTCCCACCTTGTGTCAATTTCCCTTTGAGGTTTTCAAAGGCTTGTTGTTGAGTAAACTTCATAAGTCTATTAAGATTGAATTAATAATCGCATACAAAATAAAAGCATTATTCTATTGAAAAAGAGTGAAGAGTATAACAAAACATTCACTGGTGAACGTTTTTATTCCGAGGCTAAATATTCATAGAATATATAATACTATTTTTGCATGTAAATATTGCACCTCATGTCAGAAAACAGCGAAAATAAACTCAAAATAATACGTCCGCAAAAAGGCTTCCAAGAAAAATTCGTTCGAAGTAACGTAGATTTTGTTGTAGGTGGAGCCGCTATGGGGGTTGGCAAATCTTTCGCTGCATTACTGATGGCGGCAGAACCTTCTCTTGACCCTAATTTTCGTATGGTTTTTATTCGTAAGAATATACAAGATACAAAAGTAGGTGGTGGTGGTGTTGATGAGATTGAAAAGATTTATGGAGATGCTGTAAAGGTCAAACGGTCGGAAAATCCTCGTGCTACATTTAAGAATGGAGCTTTTGTCGATTTTACTCACATGGATAATGAAAATCCCGAAGACGTTCTAGAACGTGTAAAAGGATGGCAATATGGGGTTATTTATTTTGATGAAGGAACAGGATTTGAATGGAGTACAATTCGATTGGCTTTTTCTCGTAATCGTAGTTCCGGTAAATGGAATGGCAAGATCAGAATTACCTGTAATCCTAAAAAGAATCATTGGCTTAGAATTTGGCTTGATTGGTATATTGATCCTATAACTGGTTATCCAATTCCGGAAAGAGATGGAGTTGTTAGATACTTTTATATTAAAGGAGACAATATCAAAGATGTAGCATTTGGAGATACTCCGGAAGAAGTTTACGAACAATGCAAACATCAAATTGATGGGCATCTTAAAAAATTGAATGCTAGAGGAGGAAAGTTTACTTATAAGGATTTCATTAAGACTACTACTTTCTATGGCGGTTCACTGGACATGAACGAGGAACTGCTTAAGACTAATCCGGGATATGTGGCTAGCGTTGCTGCAATGGGCGAAAAACAAGCATTAGCCAATCTTGCAGGAAACTGGAATGTAGATATTTTAGATGAATCTGAATCACCTATTCCAAGTTGGGCTGCACGTGAATGCTTAATGGCTGATCCACAAGTGAACGGAAATAAATGGATTACAGCAGACTTAGCTGATTATGGCACTGATAATTTTATTGCGTTAGTATGGGATGGATTGCACATATATGATATGTTAGTATTAGGAAAGACTACTCCCGCCCAAAATGCTAATCAATTGAAATTGCTCGCAGCTAAACATGACATACCGGATTCTCATATTGTATTTGACGGTACAAACGGAAGATACATATTAGATTATATACCCGATGCAATTCCTTTCATCTCATCTTATCCTCCTGTTGGATTATATGCGAGAGCAGCAGCTAATAGAAAGGATGAAGCATATCTCAGATTAAAATTTCTTATCACTGAACGGAAAATATCATTTTCTGATGATGTAGCCAATCGTAAATATTATCACGCAAAATTGAAAACGGAAGTCTTGATAGAAACTGAATTTATCGAAGAATGTTCCGTTGTTCGTTTTCAAGAACAGCCGGGCGGCAAAAAAAGATTGGCGACTAAAAAAGAAATGAATCAGATGCTTGGTAAAGGAAGATCAATGGATTTACTTGATGCTATAGCAATGAGAATGTTCCCGTTAGCTGAATATCAATATGGGACAGAACTTGAAAAAACGGCAATAGATCAGCGAGATGAAATTGAATGTGATTCAAATGAGAGTGTTTATGAAGATTCTTTTTGGGCTTAAAATATAAATCATGGAAGCAAAGGATTTAAAAAAAATAATAGAGGATTGCGCTAAGATGAAGTACGAAATAACTGTTAGAGATATTTCGTATATCGTTTTATTTAATGAATATAACAGTTCTACAATTGCCTATAAATCCATTTTTGGGGACGGAGAAGAAGATGTGATTTCAAAATATCATAAGTCAAAAACAATAAAGTTTCTCAAAACATATATTGATGCTAATTTTAAAAATAAGAAGCAAACCAAAAATGTAGATGAAGAAGACATTCAGGCTGAATATGAAGATATCACATTTGAAGAAAACAAAGAAGCTATGGTACGTCTATTGGCAAAAATACCGGAAGCTATCAAAAATGGAATGTCTATAAAAGATGCATTAAAATTAGAAGCGGATGTTCGTACTAGACTTAACGACAAATTCTCTGTTGCTGAAAAAGTAGAACAGCAATATATAATTGTAGAACAAAAATATAATGATATTTGCCCATATTGTCGGCATGAAATTGCCGTCCCAACTAAAGAGGTTTTAATGCAGAAGTATAATTTAATTGAAAATCCAAACAAGAATGCCTGATTATAAAGAACAAATAAAGCAACTTCTTTCAGAACCGGAAAGATTATTAAGAAAGAAGCCTTTTTTTAGAGGATATGACATGAATTCATGTGCTCGTTTATATCCAACTAAAGTTGATATAAATGAGACCGTTAAAGTTGAACTTCCGGCTATAAAGAAAAGAGTGATTCATCAAAGCGAGTTTCTAAAAGAACTAGAGCCACTAAATCACCGTGTTCTATACGATCAAAATGTGCCTTCTATTACTATGAAGCTAGACAAAGAACAAGGTGGAGGATTTGTCGAGATCAAATATCAGAAGATGGCTGTCCCATTCCAAAAAAATATAAAAGACAAACAGGTACAGCATCTGTGTGGGAATAAAATGGAATTTACAATAGTTGACGAAAACCCGACAGATCAACAACAACAGGATTTTATTACATTTAAACAATATTGGGATCTGAGGAACCAAGATGGAATGAAAAGAAAGTTAGCAGATGCACAATTATCTGTTGGAGATGCCGGATTGTTATACTACTTTGACCAAGACAAACAAATCAAATCTAGGCTTATATCTTACATGGATGGTTTTGTTTTGATTCCACATAATGATGAAAATGGGGATCGCATCATGGAGGCTGTTTATTATCCCAAAGATGATGTTGAGTATATTGATTGTTATGATAAAGAAAACTTATATCGTTTTATCCGTGATGATTATGCTGTAGATACTAATAAATATGGATGGAGATTAGTCGAGACTAAATCTCATGGATTCTCTGAAATTCCTCTTGTAACAAAAAGAGGCGATGTCGCATGGAATGACGGACAAAGCGTTATTGAATCTTACGAAATTTTATATAATATTTTTAATGTTATTCAAAAAAGACATGGATGGGGGATTCTGTATATTAAAGGTCGCTTTGATGAAACAGGGAAGAAAATTGCCGGATCTGTTATTCTTAATGACAAAACGGCAGGAACTGATGCTTCAGGTAATGATGCCAAGTTCTTGACACCTCCTTCTCCGCAGGGAACGATTGACACATTACAGTTGATGGAAGAAACAATACAGAAAGCTACAAGTACAACTTTCTTGCTTCCTAAAGATGTTAAAATGACTGGAGATATTTCCGGCATTGCTATTATGCTTACTCAATCAATGGACATTGAAAAGGGGTTGGAACATGCTGCTGAATATCAGAATGTTGCAGATAAAATGTGCCGTTTGTTTAAAGAGGGATTGGCTAAAGAACTTGTGTATAAAAAGATTCAGCCCACTGCAATTACTGATTTTGAAAATCTAAAAATTAATGCTAAATTTGTGGTTTGGAGACCTCAGTCTGAAACTGATTTAGTACAGAGATTGGCTACTGGAATTAGTAATGGTATGATATCTAAGGACACAGCTATAGAAAAGAATCCTGATTCTAAACCAGATGAAAAAGCAAGATTGGAAAAGCAAAAAGAAAAAGAGATTGCAGATCAAGAACGGCAATTAGAAATAACATCAAAATATAGTAACAAAAAATAATGATAAGGAGGAATAATTATGTATCAGAACATTATAACAAAAGTAACAGAAATAAAAGAAGCGACTTTAGTAGATGATATTCATCCATTTTACGTATTTTTATTTTCCAAAGAAGGGGAATCTAATACTGCAATTGTAAATGGGTTGCCTACATATCAGAAAGAAATGACTGATCTTCCACTTACGTCAATGATGTGGAATCCTATCGCTTTAATTAAAATCAATGTAACAAGTGAGCTTCTAACTGATTATAGAATCTTTATTGGTTATATCGAATGAGTGGAGGAGCTAAAGGAATAGGGCTAGGTATTGACTTCGCTATAGGAAATCAATACAAGCGTAAAGGTGGTAAATCATATATTGATCCGGCTGTCCTATCTAGCGTTGTTTCAGTAATTTCCACCTATGGTAAGACGAATGAAGATGCAGACCGAAGTATTCTAAAAGATAAGACCGGGAAAGGTAATGATTTTAAATTGCTGAACTTCGGATTTGCGGGGAATAGTGGGTATGGGCTGTATAGTACTGATTTTACTAAATGGACTAAGAGACAAATAAATGATTTAGAAGTATCTCCAAATAAAATATCAGTAAGCAATAAAGATAGTGAAACAGCATTAGTAATATGGTTGGATGTAAACAAGAATAGATATGTGATTCCATCTTATAAAATAAAAGTTAGTAAATTAACAAAAACTATAACTTATTATTACATAGACGAAGCAAATCCAAGTATTAGAAGTACTTTTTCTATTAATAAAGAAGGAACATACATACTACCTATTTCACGAAACGATTTATATAATGGGGAAGAAAATACTAATATAGGTTTTGGAATATTCCCTCATGAATCTTTCACTATCGAGCAACTCCCCGACTTCGAAGGCTGGCTATGTACAGACGGAGTAGACGACATAATCGAGTCCGTCAAGCCCGTGTCTGAGATGTTGGAGGGTAGCAATGAGATTACGGTGGTGAGTATTATTCATCAGATATCCTTACGTGGCATCTCAGATATTCCATTAACTAATTATATCAGAGAATCTAATATTGGATATGTAAGAAATGAGCTTAGAGTTTCTCTTAATAAAACAGGAATATACGGTTATACATGCTTTAATATTCAAAGTCCTATTTCTAGCAATTCCTCAGTAATAAACAATATATTAGGAGATAAAGAAGATTATAGATTAGGTACGTATGGGAAGATATCAAACGCAAAGCTTAGTGTGCAAGGATTTATAGATAGTAGTGGTGCAATTATAGATACATCTCAAGTCGCCTACGCAGGTGGCTTTATCGCCAACAAAGTCCTAACCACCGACGAAATCAATCAGATCATCGCCTACTTCAACCTTGATCGTCCCGGACAGATCATCAAGCCTCAGTTGTACTACAACATCAAGAAGCAGGGTATCACTAATGATAATCACGCAGAGTTTAACGATCAGTTGATTGACTTTGTAGGTGGTCACAATATACAATTGAATAATATCGGTTGGGAAGGAGAAAGTGGGATTGGGAGTTATCCGGTAGTATTGGGTATAAATAAGACATTTAGATTTGGTACTCAGTGGGAGGTTAGCAACAGTGGAGCAAAAATGTCTTGTGTTGATATTGTTGATATAAGTTTATACAGTTTATACTATAATGTTAACAAGCCAGAAGGCGGGGTAATCACAACAGAAATTCCGAGCTTTACTATTAAAGTTTCTGGAATTACCGATGGCAGTTTCGGATACCTGAGATATGGATATTTAGCAGCTCCCGATGCAGTTGCTATAACAGAGTTTCGTATGACTGCTGACGGTACTTATACTTTGCCGAAATGCTACGGAGGTTCTGAGGCATTAGATAAAAGTAAAAGTTGTTATGTCGGATTTTCGGTTGAGAAAACCAATGTGCCCGGAAGTTTAATTATCGAAGTCCTCCCCACCATCGAGAATGCTCTCTGCCTAGACGGAATTAACGACTTCGGCAAGGCTACCGGATTGCCTATTTTGAAGGACTATACTATTTGTGCTCTTCGTAAATGGTTATATGGTGATTCTGTAACAAGTACTGAAACTGGCTCTATTGTTTCTAAATCTAAAGTTGGTAATGACGGTGCTTTTATTTTAGAGCAGACGTTTAATCGAAATCCTTCTCGCTCTAGCACCTTTTCTTTTGGCACAATTAACTCGTTGATGAGTAACGATAAGTTGAACGAAGAATCATTTACTTATCAAACTAAATATAGTTATAATGGGGAGGCTATAGTATCCGGTTCCGGTGTTGATAGTGACTCCATGTGGCTAGGAACGATTAGAGACGGTGATTCTCGTTTCTCTAAATTCGCATTATGGTCTCTCATGCGATTCCCCTACAGCCTCTCCGAATTCTTGCTAGAGAGACAATTGAGAAAGTACAAGGCAGGCACTCTTTATCCAGACATGGTTGAGTTTAGACCGATTGTAAAGAGTAACATCCCTTACTCTTCAATCTCCTACTCAGTTAATCCGGGAGTGTATGTAACCGAGGGTAGCACAGTAACTATCACTATAACATTGTCAAATGCTTCTGATAAACTGGTCGGTGTATCATCTAACGCCATCAGCGACATATCCATCTCAGGAGACAATGGAACCTATGAGATAACAGGTAACGTCACCAAATCTCCTCAGAAGATCAGCATAGTTATCTCCAGCTACTTGACAATGTTAAGCAACTCAACTTTAATTTCAAATGAAACATTAATTAAAAATAAATAAATAATTATGGAAATAATCAAAGACATAGCAGCTACGCAAGAAGTTGAATGGGGCACTCTAGCAGATGCAATTGATAGGAATTTCAATGAAGCATCTACAGGAATTCAAACAGTTGCTCAGAAGGTGGATCTTCTTGACATGGCTTCTCCAAACTATTGTGTGGGAGAATGGCAAAATGGAGAATTAAGTCCTACATCAGTTAATACGATTGGTGATACAAGTATACTTGACAAATGGGATTTCTATCTAATAGATACTACAGACAATACAGGTGAGACTAATCATCCTGTAGGAAAATTGAAAAGAAACAATCTTCTTCGATTTGTAGACGGTAGTTTTGCTCCTGTTATTGGAATCACAGAAGCTATGAGAGCCGAATGTGATGTTGAACTGTATTTAGATAATACCCAAACAAATAAATACTGTGATGCAGGGGCATTTGATGCAGAAGCATTCTATAATCAATATGGGATGACGCAGAAACTCTACAATGCGGCAGGTGAAGAAGTTCGTATTTTACGACCTTATGAGACCACTGAAACTAAATATACAATAGGTTTAGGAAGAGCAGATAAGATTTATCTATTAGATAACGTTGTCGGAAAAAGTGGGAAAAGATGGAAAGGGATATTTGCAAGTCCGACAACATGGGATGGAATAGATACAACTCTTTGGGGGCTTGATCCGACTGCCATATCTCCTTGTCCTGTATGCACTATTGGCAATAAGACACGTTCTTTCTTTTATGTATATGAAGGTGAATCTAATTGTAAATCTTCAAATGGTATAAATAATCGTTGTACGATGTTTAGTAACGGAAGAACATATCCAAGAGTTAATGATATGAATCAAGTCAACGACATGACGTGGAGTCGTGCAAATAATGCAGATCCCGATGCACCTTATCCTTTTGCAGAAGGAGGATATCATGCGTTGAATACTTTCATCAATTGTTTGGAAATTCGTTATGGAACTAAATATCTACACAAGGAATCATTATTTTCCGGTGGTATTTGTTCTAATGATTCTGTAAGCGAAGCAGGATGGACAAAGACGGGAGGCATTCGTTACAAAAAGACGGCAGATAGCACATGGAAATACGCTAATTGGAATACGACTCCATCGGATATGTTCTATAATGCTAGTGGGGGTAAGACTAATATGAATGAATTCCTAAGTAATTATTGTCCTAAAGAACAATGTATGGAGAGTCAAATGGCAGCATCGTTTGCCGTTGAGACTGGAGTGCAGGAAGGTGAAGAATTTGAATTCTATGGAGCTACCTATTATTACCGCAATATAGTGGATACAAAAGGATTAGCTGATGGAGAAATGAATGTAAAGGTATATAAGAAGATGTCTCAAACATTTAATGCATATGACGAGTTAGGTGCAGAAACATCTTTTGATGTAGAAGTAATCTTGCGTATGGCTTTATATGCAGGTGCTAATTTATCCGGTGATGTATTTGCTTACTGCGGAGGAGGATATGAACAGGTTGGAACATGTGTGAATGCTGCTTCAGCGTCTGTTAACAATCCAGTTGATATTTATTTGGAACCGGATCAAAAAAAATGGTTGAAAGAAACAAATGTAACTAAAACCAATCTTGGTACTTTTGATTTTGAAAAATCCTATATGAAATTAGGCAGTAATACAAACTTGGGAGATAGTTACGCAAAAGAGCGAGAAAATTATGCTGCATGGAACACTGCAAAAGGCGGTAGTCTGTCAACTGGAGAATGTTATTATGCTTGGGATAACAATTATTGGAGTAGTACAGCTATGCAGCGTGTTAGAATTGCGGCTCGGTTTCGTGGTAATGCTCATACTGCTTCTTGCTCGCCTCGTTCTTTGTATGCGAATTACGCTGCTTCTCATACGGCTCGTACCCATGCCGGGTTTGCCCAAGTTAGGATATCAGTAAACGCAGTTCCGATGCAATCGGAATAAAGGGGATGCAATCCCTGCAAATCCTATAGACATCTGATAAGTTATGCAATGGGACATAACCTCTAAAACAGATTGGATAGGTTGAAATAATGGATAAAGAGTTTTGCGGCTCGGTTTCGTGGTAATGCTAATAATGCTTATTGCTCGCCTCGTAATTTGAATGCGAATAACGCTGCTTCTAATACGAATCGTAACAATGCCGGGTTTGCCCAAGAAGGTTCTTTTATTATCGTCAAACTCTTTATTCGTGTCTTGGAACGACAAATTATTATAAGACAATGTACTTGTGGATACATTTTGTATTTGAGAAGTACGGTAGTGGAAATAAACATTACCTTTTATGCCCAACTTGCTATAAAAATGAAAAATAGAATAGTTGACATATTTGATAATATTACAGAAAAGGATGTAAATCTTGCGATTGATCGTGCTATTCATAAACATATGAATAAAAGAGAAGTCATATCCTTTTTAGACAACAGACCGTCTAATTGCAAACAATTATATTCCGCATTAAAAGATGGATCATACATTAATATATTATCATATAAATATTTAGAAAAGACAAATAAAAATGGTAAAGACAGGGACATCAGTAGTCCAACATTAGAAACTAGGATATACCAACATTTACTATTAAATTTGTTAGAACCTACATATTATCAGAAAGACAATAATTATGGTTTAAATTGCAAAAAGAAATCCGGTATAACTGCAACTGATAAAAAAAGATCTGTTGTACATAAGATGAAAAATATCTTTTATGATCGATTGGATTTAAGTTATTGTTTAGTGATAGATCAAAGGAAGTGCTACGAACATATTAAGGAGAAATATTTCAGGAAAGCTATAAAGAAAATAGTTGCTGATAAAAAACTGATAGATTTTGCCGTAAATATATGTTTTGTAAATAATAAACTTCCGATTGGAACGCCAACTTCACCATTTGCTCATCATATCTTGATGTTATCTTTTGATTATTTTGCAAAGAGTTTAACAAAAGAATGTGTAAGATACGCTGATGATAACTTTTTAGCTTTTCATACTAAAGAGGAAGCTCAACAGGCTAAATGGAGAATCAAGAACTTTTGGTGGTATGAATTAGGGATGCGTGCTAAAAGACATACAGTTAAAATACAGCCATTATCTATTCCTTTAGATTTTTGTGGCTATAAGTATTATAGAAATAACAATTCAAAAACTTCTCATAATAAAGGATATACAAAAATTAGAAAAAGAGTAGCTGACGATGCCAAACGCTGCAATAATGATAGAAGTTGGGGATCTTACTTCGGATTATTAAAACATGCAGACACATGGTCATTAATGCGCAAAATAGAAAATAAAATGAGACTTACGGAACTTACTAACAAGATCAAGATTGATCGCAAAATGGATGCTAAGAATATCCTTCCTAAAGAATTACTAGGCGAGGTTATATCCATTTATGAATATGAGATTAGATATGATTCTAAAGGCAATGCCAATTGGATTAAATGTTTAATTGGTATGGATGAAAAGGATGAAGATGGAGAATCTACTGGGAGAACAATCGCAAGAGAATTTCATGGAAACTTTCAAGGGATCATACAATATATTATCTTGTGCGAAAAGGCTTTTGGAAAGAAATAATTATTACCTTTGGAAGATGTTGAGATTGAGAATCAATGTGGATACATATTCAAAGGAAGTACTAATCAATTAGAATATATAAGTAAAGATGAGAACAATTAATTATGTAGCTATTCCGGCTTTTGAATCGGAAGATATTAATAGAGATAAAACTGAATGGAAAAACGGTCAGTGTATTTCTATAGACGAAGGGAATTTTGTGACTTTATACATTGGTCATCATACTGAAGAAACGATAACTCTTGAGAATGGTTCTGAATATACTCCCATGAAAGCATTTCCTATTAGAGTCATGAAACCAGTAAACAGGGATATGGCTATTAACGCAGCAGAGATGGAAGCTTATTGCCTTAATTCTGCAATGGAAGTAGCTAGCTTTTCTGCTTCAATGGCTCGGAAACATCGTGAGAATCCAAAAGATCAGGAAGTAAAAGAGCATGATGCATTTATATCTTGGGTGAAAGAAGAATTAACAAAAATAGGATATTAACTTAAAAATTAACAATTATGAAATATATCGTATTTCCGGTAAAAAAATTAAATGAAGTACCACAGGAGATTCTTGATGAATTACATTTAGTTCCTCGCAAAAACAATAATGGGACTGAAGTAATAATGAAATTGAGTCATTATGAATTACTCTTTCCTGTTGCTGCATTACTTCCATTGACTGATGATGAGACTCCACTTGAGCCTGTGTATCCATATCCGGTATATGAAAATGAAGAATTATCAGCCTTATTGTCATCATCCGAATGGTCGGGAGAGGAGGTTATAGCTCCTGTTTTGGAAACTATATCACCTAAGACGTCTACGAGATCAACAAAGTCCAAGAAAACTACTGTATTATAAATTTATTTGTTATCTTTGTATACAATAACGAATAATATATTTCTGTATGGATTGGACAAACATATTAATGTTGATATTCGGTAGTGGTGGGGCTATTGCCGGAGTTTCGTCTTGGATTAAGACAAGACCGGAAAAGATATCTTATGAAATAAAGAATCTTCGGGAAGTTATAGATGAAGTGAAAGAAAATCGTGAAGAAGACAAAAAAGAGTATGAGAACAACAAACTAAAGTTGGAGAGAAGATTAGGGGAAATGGAAATTAGAAATTCAGTTTTAGAGAAATCGATTCAACAATGGTTTAAATGTCATCACTTACCGCAAAATGGAATTTGTCCAGTCGCAGATTTTATAGATAAATCAGAAGAACTCATAAAGAAAAGAGTTGATGAGATAAATGCAAAGAAACAATTATAAAACATGCCCGGCAGTCCAAAAGGAATCTACTGGGCACTACGTTTTATTTCATAAATTAAAAGTTCTCATTTGCAAATATAGATATATATATTCGAATATAACAAATAAAATGGTCGAAAAACTCTCAATATTTTCATTGGGACAGGACGGTAGCAAAACTCCTTTCCCTAACAATGGAGCACAAGCTGTAATAGCTGACTACCAATTTGTATCCGGGAGAATGGGTTCAATTAGCCTTTCGGCTACTTTAATGTATCCTCGTTGTCTTGATAATGAATGGGATGAGACACAGTTTGTTGAATTTAGGGGAGAAAAATATTATATCTTCACTACTCCTTCTTCTTCCAAATCCAATACCGATTTAAGATGGAAGCATGACCTTGTATTTACTTCAGAAAGGATTCAGCTTGACAATACATATTTTTATGATGCGGTATCACCTGATGCTGCCAATATAGATCAATACGTTAGTAATAGCACTAAGTTCACATTTTATGGTGATATAAATGAGTTTGCTAAACGTATGAACTATTCTTTAAAATATTCAGGTCTAAAATATTCCATTGTTGTAGATGAAGGAATTAGCTCAGAAGGTAAACTGATGACTTTTGAAGATAAGTTTTTCAGTGAAGTCTTACAGCTAGTTTTTGAAACATATGAATTACCATATTATTTTGCAGGCAGAGTAATACATATTGGATTTTCCAGTAATGCGATAACTCAGACATTTAAATATGGGCATGACAACCAACTCCTTTCAATCACTAAGACAAACGCTAATTATCGTATAATTAATAGATGTACGGGTGTTGGTAGTGATGAGAATATTCCATATTACTATCCGAATGATAATCCAAAAGGAGATATAGGCGTACAAGCTGATGCAAATAATACTGCAATTAAACAAGCGGACATTCGGATTTCTGACAAAGATTTGTTTGCAGAGAAGGTAAATATAAACGAGACTATAGAATATCGTGAAGGTGAAGCCGCAAATGCATATAGCTATAATTTGTGGTCTGACACTGGAATGCAGTATCAATATACTCTTAAGAATCAAGTAGAAATCCCACGTGTTGAAGTAATAAATACTGTTCCAAAAACAGGAGTATGGAAGGGGACTATCCGGATGCGATTAAAAATGTATCGTGAAGGAAAGATGAGAGTGGGAATTCAGCCATTAATGAGACGGGTTTGGAAGAATGCAAATCCCCCTACCAAAGATTGGCAACCCGAAGATCTTGAAATGAAATTTTCAGATGCGGAAAACAACAACCTGACTTATACAAAGTTAAATACATGGGATTATAGTTTAGGTGATCTTGCAATAGGAGAATATAATTTAGATTTTATATTTCAATTCCAAACCAATGAGTTTATAGACTATTATAAAGTCTATGCTGTCATTAAAGCAATCAGCATTGGATATGATGGCAAATATTGGTTTTTAAATAATGCGGTAGTATCTCTTCCTGCTATTGGTATTAGTATTACTAAAACTCCTGCTGTGGGAGATAAGTTTAAACAAATTGAATTAAAGACAGATTATATTCCATATGCTCAGAATCTGATGCCTCCTATCTATAGAGAGAGCAAGGGATTGCAGCACTTTTACAATGCTAAGAATAATACATATAAGATTCCCGGTACAAATGAATATTATACGTTTGAAAACGAATATACTGAAGGGAATCCTAAAGAAATAATTGTAAAATTTGAAAATATTAAACCTTCAATTAAGGGAGTTAGGAATGCTGCCGGACAATTGATTGGAGAGATTGCGGCTATTGCATTTGACGATGAGGATAATGACGAATTAGATAAAAAAACAAATGCATATCTACATCCATATTTCTATGTAAAATTAAGGAAGACAGATGGTACATATGGATTCAATCTATTCGAGCAAGGTATTTCAAGCGGTGAGATGACTCTTTCCATGACAAGTGGTAAATGTGCTGCTTGTAATTTCATAGTAGAAGTAAAAGAGGAAGGTGAAGGTGAAAAAGCAATATTTCAGAATCCAGTACAAGTTGATAGCAATGGAAATATTGTTCCCGGTAACGCTGCAGAGAAAATTAACAAAAAAAATATTCAGGAAAGACAGCAGAATACTAGGACAAATGAAGTTTGGTTAGCTTTAAAAAAAGATGATTCGACTTTCAATATAGTTATGCCTAATGAAACGAATAACTATAAGCCGAAAGCCGGAGACTCTTTTGTTATTCTAAATATTAAGCTACCACAAGCATATATATTAAGCGCAGAGAACGATCTGAAAGAAGAGATCATTCGATATATGGCTCAGAACAATAGCGAAAAATTTAATTTCTCAATAACATTTAGCCGTATATATTTAGAAAATCATCCGGATATTCTTGCTCAATTAAATGAGAATGCTCGTTTGCAAATTGAATATAATTCTCAAAAGTATGAATTATATGTATCTAATTATACATACAAAGTTTCCAATAATGAGATATTGCCGGAAATTACTGTTGAGCTTTCAGATACGATTACAATACGAAAGGGAACATTACAAAAATCTATTTCCGCAGTCCAACAAAGTCTATTAAGCACTATCGGTTCTATTGACTTTCTGAAAATGGGATTAAAATACTTTCTTCGTAAAGATGTGCCTGATACTGCATTAGAACATATTACATTTAATGATGGCATTCTTGTAAGAGGTAAAAATGCCATTATTGAAGAATCAGCCAATGTTATATATGAGGAAGACGGTAATGCTATCTATGAGGAATATTCAGAACCTATAATGCCTATAGCTGAGGCTAATACATTAGGATCTCTTGATAATGTAGATGCTATTGTTGATGGGACTGTAAACGATAAAGTTCTTCTTGTTAAGAATCCCGGAAGTACGCAGTGGACTCAGGAAAAAATGTCCATCAATGTGGATAGTATTATCTATATATCTACACAGACATTATTGGATAGTACTAGAACGACAGATTTAACTTTGAGCGCAGAAGATCATCAGGCAATTATCAAACTCTATGGAGATAAAAATGTATCCAAAAATACAGTTGTTTATAGAGGGAAAGAGAAACTAGGAAATCAGTATTTGGTAGCTCTTTCAATGTATGCCAATTTTTCTATCATTCCTGCATCTGAAGAAGGTGTCATGGATGTAGCTTATGTAAATCCGTCAGACGGTTTTCTTTATGCATTTAAAATTAAAACAAATGAAAATCGCAGTATTGCTACCGTTCCGGAAAAGAAATCAAGTGGAGGAGAAATTATCATTGATAGTGCTCTTTCTACAGAATCAGAAAATCCGGTAATGAATAAGATCATAACTCAATATATTAATGAGCTTATGGATGCTGTATTCCAAATAAGTATGACTTCTTTTAGTGGAGGAGGCACTTATGAAATCGGAAGCAGTACAAAACCTGTATTGAGTTGGGTTATTAAAAGAAAAGGAGAAGAGGTTAATCCTACCAATGCAACTGTGAACGGTAACAAGGAAGGTGTAGCGGCTAATTTTAAGTCTTATACATCTCCGGTTGAAATTACATCTAATAAATCATATACTGTAATAGCGTATTATAATTCTCAATCAGTGACTAGATCGGCATCATATTCATTTCTCAGTAAAAAGTATTTTGGAGTTTCTCCAAATACGACTTTGACAAATGATGAAATATTAGCATTAAGCGGATGGGCATGGGCTAATAGTAGAACTATGAGCGAGTCCCTATTTGATTGCACAGGGGGTCGTTATCCATATTATGTAATTCCTGCAAGCATTTATTCAGGACTTGAAGTATGGGTAGGTCAGTTTAGAAATACAGACATAGTTGTTACTGATCAAAATGTAGTCAATGCACAAGGTTATACGGTAGCTTACAAAGTTGTGAGATTAAATACTATACAGTACGGTAAATTATACATATCATTCAAATAAACAGTCATGGCAGATATACCCGGAACCAATGTCGCCTCCATGATAACTCCGTTTACAACGCAGGATATCATCGCTACACATAGTGAAACATATGGACAAGGAGGCTATAGAAGTGAGAAAACAGTTGCAGATATGAACGCAATTATTGCGTCCCGTAGAAAAGAAGGTATGATTGTTCATGTCTTAGATGAAGACAAGGATTATATCTTAAAGGACGGTAAATTTGTTGTGAAGACAAGTGAGGTCATTGTCGATTCAGCATTGAGCACTACTTCTCTTAATCCCGTTCAAAATAAAGTAATTACCAATGCTTTAGATTCCAAACAAAACTCTTTGGTTAGCGGAACTAGCATAAAGACCATTAATAGTGTATCTTTGTTAGGTTCCGGCAATATAAATATACCTGTTATAACAGTAGATAGTGCAACAAGTTCTACATCTACAAATCCTCTACAAAATAGGGTTATAACAGCTTCCATTACTGATATAAATACTAAATTAACGCCAATATCTACAGCATGGAACAAGAAAAATACAGCTAATGGTCTTCTTGTATTGGATACAGCAGGATTAGTTCCTAGCAGTAATCTTCCTTCCTATGTCGATGATGTATTGGATGTGTATGCTACATATGATCAATCAGCAACTGGAACTATATCAAATGTTAAATTATATACAGATTCATCTAAAACGATTGCAGTAGTTCCGGAAACAGGAAAGATATACATTGATGTTTCATCCGGCAAACCTCCATATCAATTCAGATGGTCAGGTACAGCATATGTTACATTGAATACCGGAGGACTTATTATTGGTACTATATCCGGTACAGCATTTGATGGTGGAAAAGGACAAGAATTATATTCTGAATATGCAGGAAGCCGAAAAACTATTTATCAAAGAGCATATTCCTTTTTCAATGCCATTACTCCTGCTTCAGATAAATTCATGCAAAATATATCAGCATCTTATACTGCCACTGCCGTATCACTGACTAAAGCATATAAGAACTTTGCAGGGACATCATCATCAGAATCATTAACTATAAATGCTGCTACTACAAGTAATGCAGGAGTAATGTCTGCGGCAGATAAAACTAAGTTAGATTCATATCAAGCCTCAACAGGAGCTACTCCGAATTCAATTGCCAAGAGAGATGAGAATGGAGACCTTACAATGCGGTATCCAATTACTAATGCCGGAGTAGATAATAGCTCATCTATTGATTATGTCGTATATATAAGCAATTCTGCTACAAAGTTTATGAGACATTGTTCATTGTCTCATTTTACCGATGTAATGCGATTGGTTACAACAACAAGTAGAGGATTAATGTCTCCGGCTGACAAAAAGAAACTGGAAGATATTGATACAGAGAAATTCCTTCGAAAAGATATTGATGATATAGCAAATGGAAATATTACTTTCAATAATGGTATTTATGTGAAAGGTTCATATGCTAACCTTCAATCAATTTTTGAACAAGGAGGAAATTCTATCCTTGAACAAGGAGAAAACGGGATTATAGAAACAGCAGAGACACAAGCAGCACCAACTGATATTACATTAGCTGATTTAGCTAATGTTGATGGCACAGTTAACGAACCTGCATACAAGAGGATGATTTTAACTAAACTTGCCGGAGCTACGACATGGACACAAGAATACATTGATCCTCTTATTGAAATTACAGAAGCTCCTAGCAATAATTTATATTATGCTAGAAGAAATAAAGCATGGGTTAATTTTACTCCTTTTTCCGGTAATTATTCAGATTTATCGGGAAAACCGACTATTCCTACTAAATTAGCAAATCCATATGCATTAACCTTTTCCGGAGCAGTAACTGCAACATATGACGGATCAGGCGCAGTCAATGTAAATATACCTGTCGGTGGAGGAGGTGGTGGCGGAAGCGTTATCGTAGATAGCTCTCTTAGTACAACTTCGGTAAATCCTGTACAGAATAGGGTTATAACTGCCGCCTTAAATTCCAAACAGAATACACTTGTGTCAGGTACTAATATTAAAACGATTAACAGTCAAAGTATTGTAGGATCAGGAAATGTCAATCTCACTTATTCTTTTTCTCAGATAACTTCTAAACCAACTACCTTATCGGGATATGGAATTTCGGATGCATATACAATGACGCAAGTAAACAATGCCTTTGTATCTTTAAGCGGAAATGTAATTAGAACATCAGGGAAGCTATCAATGGCAGCAGACGTATTTGCAGATGATGGCTCCACAGGTGGTCTTGATATGAGAAATTCGAATATTGTAGGTGTAAATGGTATATATTTTAAAGATGCATCAGATAGTGACGGTGAATATATCAATTTTTACAGAGATTCTACTCATGTTGATTCTTTATATGCATTAAATGGAGAATTACGATTTAAACCTAATAGAGTATTAGGTGCTATAACGACTGCATCAAATATAATTCTTCATACGGGGAATTATACATCATATGTACCTACAAAAACAGGGACGGGAGCAACAGGGACTTGGGCAATAAGCATTACAGGAAAAGCCGAATTATCTAAAGCTACAAATTTAATCAATGGATCATATACAGGAAGTGGAGGAAAACAACCGCCATCTTATATACCATCAGGGAATATTAGATTTAACATGATGAATACTGTTGTTGGTACTGACTCTAACTATAAGGATTTCATATTAATGGACAGTTATACTGGTAATGATGTTCCTTATGTTACTGCAATTGGAGTAAGAAAAACTTCAACTCCTGAAGCATATATAATGTCAGGTGCAAAAGGCAATACAACAGAAGCTAATTGGGTTAAGACTACTTTATTAAGTGCTCTTAACTACAATAACTATGCACCATCTAAAACCGGATTAGGTGCTAGTGGCACATGGAATATTAATGTATCAGGATCAGCAGCCTCAGTAGCATGGGTAAATGTTTCCAATAAACCTAATTTTGCAGCAGTTGCAACTTCCGGTTCATATAATGACTTAACTAATAAACCTACAATTACAAATATAACAGTTGACTCAGCCTTATCGACTACTAGCACTAATCCATTGCAAAATAAAATTATCACTACTGCACTAAATGGCAAGCAAGCAAATCTTGTTTCGGGAACAAATATTAAGACTGTAGGAGGACAGAGTCTACTTGGAAGTGGTAATATTGCATTTCCTACAATAACAGTTGACTCAGCCTTATCGACTACTAGCACTAATCCATTGCAAAATAAAATTATCACTACTGCACTAAATGGCAAGCAAGCAAATCTTGTTTCGGGAACAAATATTAAGACTGTAGGAGGACAGAGTCTACTTGGAAGTGGTAATATTGCATTTCCTACAATAACTGTTGATTCTGCTTTAAGTTCCACTTCAACGAATCCTTTGCAAAACAAGGTAATTAATAGTCAATTTGAATCTGTTACTGCAGGAATGCAACTTATTATGAGTTTATACGATGAGATTAAAACAAGTGCTTTAACCTCTTCTAGTGTTGTTACGTCTATTACTACAGAGAATAGCAATAGTACATCACTAGTAACATCTGTTAAATCCATTGTTAGCTATATAAATGATAATCTAATTGTTCCTATAACTCCTTTACTTACGGCTTATCTAGCTCAAAATACCAAAAATGGTATGTTGATTTTGGATTCAAATGGTAAAGTTCCTAGCAATTTATTGCCGGGCACATTGTTAACATTAGGAACAACATCTACTACGGCTTTTAGAGGTGATTATGGTAACATCTTATTTACTAACTTTGGATCGGGAACAAATCTAATAGGTACTCAGCGTGCTAGAAACTTCTTTGGGAAAATTGATGTTTCTAATTTACATTTCTTATCAGGTGATTATACTTGGACACAAACAGATTCAGAAATAGAAATAGAATTTGAACAATATAATTTTACTGGTACTAAAAGTACATCTTCTCCTTTGATTAATTTCCCAATAGCTACAACAGCGAAAGCCGGACTACTTGGAGGAGATCAATGCTCTTATTTAGTTTCTCTTAATACTGAATACAATAATATAGCAAATAAAGCAAATTATATAAAGGCTAGAAAGTTTTTTAACTCTATAAATCCTGTTAATGAGTGTTATTATTGTGGAGCTTTTGTAAGTCCTAGTAAAATTGATATTAAGATAGAAATAACCAAAAGAAATTTTGATACTTCTAGTGAAACTTATGATTACATAAATCTTCCTGCTGTTACATTAAATAATGCAGGAATATTAACATCTACCCAATTTACTAATTTATCAAATAAACAGGAGAAATTAGTTTCCGGCACAAGTATCAAAACCATCAATGGGCAATCATTATTGGGAAGTGGTAATATTAATATTTCAGGTGGGGGATTGAACTCATATACAACTACTCTTGATATTTTTAATATATCAAATGGTCGAACTATTACTTCTACAGAATTTGCAGAAGTAGGAAGAATTGTGACGGCTGTAAGAGAAGGAAAACAAATATTATATAACTATCAGATGGCTGAATTTGGTACAGGAGTATTAAACTGCCATTTAGCGGATAATTTAACTTGTCTATCATGGGTAGTTACAAGTTATACTGATACTGAAATATTCTATATCGATCCAACATTATCTACTGATAAATGGGCAAGAATATCATTAGTAAAATCAGATTTTTCAAATATAACTTCCAAATCCTTCGGCTCCTCATCAAGTTACTACAAGCTTCCGGATGGGTTGCTGATTCAGTGGGGGTATAGCACTAATTCAGGTATAGGCAAAGTGATATATTATCCAATATCCTTTTTTAATACTTATTACTCTGTGCATTTAACTGGAACTAGATCTGTACACAGTAATTACATGTATTCTTTTGATATATATACTAAAAGTGTAAGCTCTTTCACAATGGATTCCGTTTACCATAATAATGATTCCGACAATGGGGGATTTAGTATTAGTTTTTATTGGTTTGCTATTGGTAGATGGAAGTAATTATTTCCAATTACCTATAGCTAACCATGTGAAATTCCATGCTGTTTCATTAACATTGCCGCCTTGTGCTATATATCTAGTTAAAACAGAAAACGAAGAACCTGATCTAGAGTAAAACATAGGAGAATATACGATTTTTTCCGTTTGATTAACAGCTTCTCCCGTGAATTGTATAGTATAATATGCAGTTTTAAAAGTAGTAGGCATATATATAGTTTTAATACCTACTCCACCTGCAATTGTCCCCCACTGAATCAGCAACCCATCCGGAAGCTTGTAGTAACTTGATGAGGAGCCGAAGGATTTGGAAGTTATAAATTAAAATAGTATTTTTACAAAAAATATGAGATATGATGTATTGGAAACAAGGCTTTTACGATGAACCTGTAGAGGGAAGCCTAGAAATAACAGATGAATACTGGAGAGAGCTTTTGACTGGGCAGGAGAATGGTTTGGAAATCCATGAAGATTCTAATGGGTATCCAATGCTGAGACAACATGTATATACCTTAGAAGAAGCAGTACAAATGAAGGAAATAGAAATTAATGCTTATGACTCTTCTGACAAGGTAAACTGTTTTATACTTGATGGGGAATCCGGATGGCTTAATAAAGCAGATCGAGCAGGATTAATCAACTCTATTAACATAGAAAAAGATGCAGGAAGAACCGAAACAAAAATTTGGTTTAACAATAAAAAACATCCTCTTCCAATAGATTTTGCTTTAGACATGATTAAAAAAATAGAATTATACGCTATTGACTGCAATGATACGACTGAAGAACATTTGGCTATTATAAAAGAATTTGCTACTGTTCAACAGGTACAGACATTTGATGTTACTAAAGATTATCCTGAAATATTAACGTTTAAAAGTAAAAAAGATGAAGAAAGTATTTTATAACTCATGGTTAGCTAAGGCTATCTTATTTCCACAGTATTCTACAATTACTATTATGGCTTGGGTATTTACTAAATATCGCTCCCTTAAACAAGCCATTATTAATCATGAATGCACACATGCCCGTCAATGGACTGAATTAGCTATTGCTTCAGGAATACTGATTTGGCTTGGAATATTGATCTTTGGTTATTCGGCATGGTATTTATTATTTGCGGCAGCAGTCTTTTATATTTGGTATGGATTGGAATATGGTATTCGTTTTTTGATTTCTACCATTTTAGACGATGGGTGTACGGCACATGATATATACAAAAGCGTTTCTTTTGAACAAGAAGCCCGTTTTTCTGAGGAAGATAATAATTATCTAGAAAATAGCAATTATTTTGCATGGACTAAATTTTTATTTAAATAATACATAATGGCATATACATATGACAGTGGAGTAGAAAGAGCAGTCTACTCCACAAAAAAAACAGGAAGAACATTGCCAAACGGGGCAACTGAGATGACCGAAGATTTTGATTCTGGTTTTTCCGGTCATGGCTTTAAAATATGGAAGACAGACGATGGATTTTATAAGATTGAAGCTGATGAATTAATGATTAGAAAATCATTAACAGCATTTGAACTTATCATTTCTCAGATACGTGCCATTAGAGGAAGTTATGCGATTACTCAAGGAAATGCGAAAATTAAACATGTTGATACTTATACAGAAGGAGGTAAAGGGTATTATCGTATTGAAATAGAAGATGAGGTAAATACTATATTTGAACATGATTTTATTCGCTGCCAAAAAGGGAATAAGGAATATCATGTAGAAGTATCTAGCGTACATCAAGGTTATATCAATGTTCTTATGAGTGAATTTACTTCAGGATCAGATGGTGTTGTGGTAAATCCTCCGGAAGCAGGAGATGAAATTGTACAATTTGGTAATTCTTCTACAGATGCTGCATACGCTAACCGACATTCGGCTATTTATATGTCTGTAGACAATGGCGAGCCTAAGATTGATTTAATGACTAACATCTATACAAAAAACTGGGATGATACATTAAAGGTACGTATAGGTGGAGATCTTCCCGGTACAGATGGAGAACGAGGATTCTTTGCTGTTAATGGAAAACTTATGGGTGTAGATGAAGCCGGAGAAACAGTATATCAAATTAATCCTGATGGTAGTGGTTTTTTTGCTAGAGGTAAATTTTCGTGGACAGCAGATGGTGCTCCTTCTTTCTCAGGCAGTATATTCCTTCGAATAGATAATAATAATGTATGGAGAGTAACTGAAAACGGAGAGAATATCATTGGTAATGAAGATGGAAAAAGAATAGTTATTAGTGCTAATAATTCTGAAATTAAAATATATGATGATGATAATAAAAATGTAATTCGTATAAATGGATCAAAAGTAAATTCAGTAGAAGAAATTTTCAATCAATCTCTTCCTACCATTAATATTAAAAATATTCCTGCAGCACTTCCGCAGGGTGAGAAACAAACACAAGTTAATATTACTGATTCTATTTATGTGGATGGCAATATCAGTATTGATGGTAAGTTTTCAGGCGGCTTTGCTTCCAGTGTTATAACTACTTTCATTGTTGAAATAATAGTTAATACTTACAGTGATTCTGCTTTGCAAAATTTAACGTATACGGACTATATATATTCAAGAGTTATTTCTAACACAAATGAATATACCTTTAATAATGAACTATTTACTGGTTTTTTAACTAAAGGATATAATGTAATAACATTAAGATTGGCAATGAGTACTTTGGCTAATCATTCTTTTTCTGTAAATACATTGACAATTACTCCTATTATTAATAAATATATTTCATCTATTTTTGCCAATGGGATATCTATAGGCACTTCTTCTAAAAACATTTTTTCTTTTATAAATAAATATATTAATGGAATTAATTCTATTGAAGGAATTATTTCAGATGGAAATAATGGAATTAGATTAGATGCCAATGGACTTCAAATTATGAGGAAAACCAATTGGGCTATGATTCCTTCTATAGTTTGTTGTGGAAGAGCGTATTCCACTACTTCTTCTGCATACATTAGTAAACAAAGCTCTTTTGATAATAGAACAGTAACAGCAACTAGAATCGGGTTAGGACTTATCAGATTAACTTTCCCCAAAGAATGGAGTGATGTAAACAATAGTAATTGTTATGTAATGCTTACTGGGATAGGGCAGTCTGTTGGAGGAGGAGCAACTGGCGCAGATGTTATGATTAAAGCCACTCTATCAGGATGGACTACACATAATGGAGCAAATGCAATACATGTCGCCTTATCTGATGATGCAACAGGAAATGATGGAGAATTTTATTTTGAAATAAAACGTTATTAATAATGAGAGGGGAGTATCAAGCTCCCCTTTCATTATTATGCTAACTTCTCCATTCTAGAGAGTTTTGGTTTTTCTACTCTTTTGGGTTTTGACCTGACTATATTCTTTTCTTTCTTGGTCTTTTCCCTTTCAATAGCAAGCTCTGCTTCTAGTGCCAAAATCTCGGACTTTTTAAAACCGATCTTCTGATTGCGGAACTTATGCTGTTTAATACCCTTTTTCTTCATGAGATTACTGAAGCCAACTCTATTAGAAGAATAATGAAGTATTCGCATGGCAGAATCGTAGTTAAGAAAATCATCTTCTCGTACATATTCGCTGTTTACTTTTTCAATACTATTAATTGCTTGTGCTAAATCGTTATCACTGCAATCCTCCGTAAATATGTCAAAGAGTCTAGGGAAAAGAGTTTCAAATAGAAACTTCTTAATACCGGATAGCTTTCCGATCTCATCTTTGACTAAATCATATGCCTCAGCCTTAATCTTTGCAATCTTATTTGAACTTGTACTCATAATTCTTTTTCTCTTTTTTTAAGTTTACGAACTTTTCTAAAATGAGCAATACCGAGTATTACTGTAATTATTATAGAAACTATCCATGTAGATGTTACTAACCAAAGATAAATTTCCGTATTAGGAATAATATCATATGCATTGTCAATGCAAGCTATAGAGTCAGTAAATACCATATTAACTGGAATAGCTCTTGCAAACTTACAATGGAATTTCTTATCTTCCGATGCAAGTATAAATAGACAATAATCCAATAAAATGACGTACCAGTCAGCGTTGATTAATACACCATTCCATGCATTTATATACACTACAATCATGTATATAGCAATAAAGAAAATTGTAAATCGAACTATAATTCTATTCATTACTTCTTTTTATTTACTACTAGTACAACCTTTTCGGTTAATAATCCCGGAGCCTTACTTCTTAGTTTCGGTTTTATTGCAGCCGAAGATTTGTTCTTCTTGACTACCTTCGTGGTTGTCTTTATCCGAACCGCTTTGGTCATTGTTATATTCCAAATTAATTAATAAATCTATAAAATGTTTTGCTTTCTTCAAATCTTCAAGTCCATTTTTATCTCTGAACCTCGTAATATACTTAACCACACTTCCTTGAAAAAAATCAAGTTTATTAGCATGAATGTACTCTATTGGTTGGATTGCATATTTTTTATAATGTGTGCCTCCTTCTTGGTAGTTTAAAGCTTCTATATATTCAACATTTGCGTTCGGATGATCAGGATATATCCATCCACCCGGAAATGGAGTTACAGAGCTTTCACTCCATATTTTCTGTTCCTTCTTGTTTTCCATTTTCTTCCTTTATAGCTTCTTTTTTGAAATCTTCAATAGCTGAAACAACATTGTTAAATTCTGTATCTTCTTCAGGAGTTTCATCCTGTAATGGTGTTTCTAATTTTTTAGCAAAAAAATCATTTTGTTTTTTAGAAAAATAATAAGCAAGATCTTGCCAAAGTCCATCATTACAAAAGCATATTAATGGTGTCATAATAAGACACATTGTTGCATTAATAAAGGTTGGAAATGCATCTTTTTCTTCATCAGATAATCCGCTATCATCTTCATGAGTATTTATGATATATTGTAATTGCTTATATAATGTCTTTTGCATTGGATGCACTACCATTTCGAATCCGGCAACCTTTACAACAATACAATTTTTCATTAAGATCAACTTAAAATGCCCAAAATCATACTCTTTTACTATATCATCTATTTGAAGATATACTAAAGTAGGCTTAATATCTAATTGACCTTTAATGGAAATTATATCATTAATTAATTTCTCTGCATGATGAGCATCATTACAAAGCACCTTTAACTTTTGAATTTTTGATTTAAAAGTCTTCTGCAGGTTTTCCCGATTTGTTGTCTCCTTCTGTTTCATTTTCTATTTCTGATTTATTTTCTTCTACTACTCCTTCTTTTTCTTCTTCATCATTTTTTTCTTTAGAAGAAATAACTTCAGAGGTTTTAGATATTTCCGGTTCAAACTGACCTAGCTGATATGCATCCATTGTACGCCATGTATTCATACGGGTAATCTGCTCTTTAATACAGCATTTAAGGAAATATTTCTTGACTTCTTCTTTTTTCATGGCATTGACTTCTGCCTCATTCATATCCGGATTTCGGCTAAGAATAAAATCAATCATGTCCTTTTTATTCTTTACTTCCGGAATGTATTTTTCAGTAAGGTATACATATGGATATATTCCGAGTAATTCATGATATACTCCTACTCCTCCGATTTCTTTTAAAACTCGGACTTCATCGTATGAAAACAAATCATGTTCAGCTATGGCATAGTCGATTTTCCCTGTTTTACGCAGTATCTTAACTATGGCTTTAACCCATGTTTTATCCGGATTATTAATTTCCGGTAATTGCGGCAATTTTGCCGTTGTCAACATCTCAAATAGAGATTCTTCTGTTACATTTCTCATTTTCCAAATAATTTATATCCAACTTGAAAATTATATAATGGCTTATTCTGATATATTCCGATGCCTGCTCCAAACGAAAGTGATTTTGGCGAATTAATGGTCAAGTTAATACTAGGTATCACTTTGGAATCATAGTTCGAAATTTGGGCGTTTAAATAGCCATCCCACGATTTTTTATAAATAGTTCTTATTTCGGTATTCGTTACCTTTTTTTCAATTGTCTTATTAAAGACGTTTATCTTTTCCAATGAGGGATTTACACCACGTATCCATGCCTCATATCGCCCTTCCTCTTTGTAATATTTTTCTTCAATCGGCAGAGACACTTTATTGGAATCCTTAATATAAACATATAACGTATCAATTATTTTTTTATATTTATATTTAGGAGATTCAATTGTTATTGTATCTGTTTTATAAATAGTAATGGTATCCGTTTTATAGATAGTTTTCATTGAGGGTTTCGACTGATCTAGAAAGGAGGTTACTATCCATGATAAAACAAGGATACCAATTACTATATATGGCAAATATTTATTCATCTAACATAGCATCAATGATATCAATCGTATCAACATATATATTACATTCTCTCATACATTGATCTATATCAGTTCGTGTACCATGAAATATTACTTGAATTAGATTATTAGTCTTTTCAGTCAAAGTATGAGCAAATTTATTTTTTAATAGCTCAAGTACTTGTCTATCTTTTGAGTTAGATTTACTTTTAGTATATATAATATCTCGAAGTCTGAAATTATCAATATCTTCATCTATTGATCTTGAATCGTCTTTGTACATATCTGCTAATGCAGATTTAAACTTTTCTACATCATTATCTTCGAACCATTTTTGAAAATCATCAAAAGTCTTTGGTTGTTGAAAGATGATCTTACCCTCTTTTATCCCTTTATTATATAAATAAAAAGGAATTTTTAACTTAGTTACGTCATCATAAACGTTTGATGACAAATGCTCGTTAATCTGCTTTAATGTTTTCATTTTTAAAGTGTATCTCTTGTTTGACCATTAATATTTTTTAATTTAAATGTAGCAATAATATATTTAATATCACCATAAAGTTGATCCTCAGAAGGAGTAATCGCTTCAATGAGTATAAAGTTAACATATTTGTTACGCACATCATCATGATAAATGATTTCTCCGGAACTAATGTATTCTACGAAATTATCGTAAGTTGCTCTACGATTGTCTCCTTTGAAAACTAGTGTTAATTCAAGATCAGTATTTTCTCTAATTGGCTTGCTTGCTTGATAATAATTCAATTTATCTGTTTCAGCAAAACTTTCAGTATATACAGATTTTATTTTTCCGTAATCTGAAAGACCTTTAAATTGTTTATATAGAAGTCCGTTCCAATGATTTTCTATATTATATTCGGTATCCTCACCAACCTTTTTCATATAAAAATTAGCCATTTGACTCCTCCTTTCCCATATATTTTTCAATTATAACATTTGGATTAATCACATCACCAGTAATCAATGGATCTCCACCATATATATATAAATAACACCGGGAATTTTGTCCTAATTCAATATTAATTTGAGATTTCCCAACAATATAAATTTTACATATAAGATAATCTGCTATTTTAAGAGTTGTATTTGAATCTATAACACATAGCAAGGTAGTCGATACATCAAATGCATTTTCGTTAAATTCACAAACCATAGCACTAGAATATCCATTTCCCTTAGCATTCTTATATTCACAGATATATTTCCCATTTATAAATGGCTTAAATTTCTCTGATATGTATTGTGGAGAAAGTCCCCAACCCTCACTAATAGACTGCGCCATATATGAAACGGCATTTGAGTCGCAAGCAAGTTCGAAAAGTTCTCGTTTGGTTTTATGTTCTGACCATTTATCAGTATAACCTTCACAAAGACTTCTTTTTATTGAATTTTCTCTAAATTGTTTTAAATCAGTCATCTTGAAAATGATTAATGCACAAAAATAAATAAATTAATCAACTAGACAAAATTTTGATTGCCTTTATTACGTCACGTTTGGATATTCCACGTAAAGTATGAGTTTTAATGAAATACCTTCGTTGACAAAGCAACATATCAGAATCATCATCAAGGATTACATAATTGGTCACATCTTCATGTTCTTTTAACCATTGATTGATTTCTAAACCACGACATGCAGCATAATGTGTTTCTCTTTCTCCATATTTGAAACCATACATTCTTGAAGTAATGCCTACAATATATTCGGGATACGGGAAAGGATTATGTCCGTAAACTTTTTCTTGATTTGTGATTTTTTCTAATGTCTGCTCCAAAGTATATCTTCTCCAAGAAGAAGAAATCACAATTTTAGCTCCGGTTGCATCACAAATCTGTTTAACTAGTTCGACCTTTTCATTATCAATCGCCCAATTACTTTTTAATGTGGTTATCACACCGTCAAAGTCGAGGAATATTATCTTCATATCAAATTTTATTAATTTTTGCTTGGTTAATACAATCGGTAGCCCATCCTACAATATATGCACAAGTCTCATCTTCACCAATATTAAATCCCATAGACATTCCTAAATCTTTATGTATTGCAGTAGCTACATGTAATGCTTCATGCGCCATATCCTTAACAGTCATATACTCCTTTTTTCTAAAAACGACACAGATGCCATAATCACCATTGTCACAGGAAGAGCATCTAAAAGTTATAGCCTTGTTATTATCAAAATCCTCTTGACTTATTTTACCATCATCACTTTCCCTATTCTCGAAATTTTCATTAATAAATAAAGCCGAATCTGTAATAACCACATATAACTTTCTTGGATATATATGATTTACAAAACAATGTATTTTATTCTTCATCTTCTAACAATTTAGAAATAAATATATCTTTTGCCTTAATCATAACATCAGTCGGTATATCAAATCTAGTCATTTCTGACATATAATCCCATGCATCTGCTACCTTTGCTATAAGATCATCTTCTACTATAGCTAATGCTCCATATGCTTTACCAATAGACACCGCTAAAGAAACATATCCCGTTGTATCCATTCTCTCATTTTTGTTCAAATCTAAAGTATTATCCTCGATATACTTTTTTGCTTTTTTATTCATAATGTTATTCTTTTAAAATGGTAATTCATCCGTTGGTTCCGAGAATGGTAAATTATCGCTTGAATATTCTCGTTGATAGCCATTATATATATGATCATTATTTTCTTTGAAAATAGGAATAGCCGGAGAAGGATTTTCCCAACCATAATGGATATTCTCATTTTCTTCATTCATAAAACGTCTGCTAGGAATATCATAATACATTCCACACATATAATCGACAATGCCATACATTCTGTTTTTAGCTACTTCTAATACATTGCCATAGTCCATCATTGCTGTTATCGCTTCTTTTCCAAAAAACTCTCCCCCTCTTTTTTCAAAATCCTTGTTAACACGATGAATGATAAATACATTAGATGCAGCATTAGTTAAATCAGCCGTACCGCTAATAGAATCCTTTCTTAAGAAGTCTACCTGTTTTCGTGGATGACATACTAATATCAGATGTATATTGTTCTTCTTAGAAAATTCGCATATCTGCAAAATAAGCTCTTTCTGTTTGTTATTCTTATCTCCTTCAAACAGATCAATATCTAGAGTAAAAAGATTATCCAAAATAAGCAACTCTACACCATTGTCAACCATTTCCTTCATATCATTAAATAGTTGCGCCCATTTGCTTCCATATTCATTGTTATAAAGGAAAAACTTATCATCAAGCCAATTATCTATCTTATCTATGACAGATGGATTTATATAAAATTTCCCAATATTCTTTCTTGATTCTAATAAATTCTCCCTTCCGGCTGCAACCATTTCAAGCCATGTTTTTAATACGCCCGGTACAAGTTCTCCACTCCATAATGCTGCTTTATGACCATTGTTCACAACATTCAATATCAATGTATTCAACCATGATGATTTACCACTTGAATTAGTACCTGAAAGTAGGGAAACCTCACCTAAATTTAGTCCTACAATAGCCCTATCTAAAGAGTGAAACCCTGTTTTTAGACTGATGATATTATTCAAATCTATTTTAGGTATATCCTTCATTCTAAACCATTTTTTGCCTAATTCAGGACTCTCTTCTTTTACCTTCTGTTCCTTTTTAGACGTATATTGATTTCTTTGATATGGGATAGCAGTATTATGTGCTTGCGATTTAATGTCGTAAGCATTAGGTTCAAATTTCAATCTTAAATCTCGCCATGTGTACTGACTACATGAATTATGAAAACATGTAAATCCTATACCATCTTTAGATACAAAAATAGCTGAATCAGGAGCTTTGTGAGATGGATTAAATGGACATTCAGACAGGACTATTTTTCTTGTTCCATCGCCCATTGTTATATCCTTATGAACTTTTATACCATAATTGGATATAAAATTATCTATATCAAATTGCTCCCTATTCCCTAAATTATACCTATTTATAGGTTCAGTCTTAGGTAACATATCTGCCAAATTCTTAAATAATGATATATCATTAGACTGTATGCATTCAGGTACAACAAGTATTTTACTTAACCTATGCGGTCTTTTAGGTGTATTTCCTCCTTTTCTTGAATATGTACCATACAATTTTGTAACTCTTGCCGGATTAAAGACTTTCAAGTCTACATCTACATATTCATCAGTGAATTTACTTCCCAAATATTTAAGGAAATTAGATAATATCAATGTGTTTTCAGGAGTATTTTCTAATTTATCAACTTTAAACATTAGATGATAACCATTTCCTGACATAGACACTATAGGAGAAAAGAATCCTCTTTCTCTCAAAAATCTCCTAACAGACAAAGCCATCTGCCTTGCTCTTTCTAATTCTTCATCAGTCGTAGCTATTTCCTTTACACCTCCTTCTCGTACTGGATCTAAGTCTACTAATACCCAATTCCTATATTTGATATCATTATCTTTTATAGCTTCACAACCCTTAATCATTTTGTTATATTGAGGGTAGCCATCCATAGCATCTTTTAGTTGATTAAAGATAAAGTAAATATTGTATTTATCATCAAAACGCAATATATTTTCTATTGCCTTATCTGCATCTCTAAATATGCCGGAATAAATATCATATTTGTTGAGAGGATTGAATAATCTAATCTCAAATAAATCTGTATCAGAATCCCTAAATACAGAAAGAGTCCTTTTTATCTCATTAACGTCCATTAATCATGATCCCATTTTTGTTGTTCCTTATTCCATACATATTTCCGTCCCTGACAAAATACTGTTGCATTATCCGGTCGAGTATCTTTTGTATATCCATCACAAAGATTATCAAAAGCCCACGGATAAAAGCATATATATCTTTGTGATGGCTCATTCCATCGAACATCTGAGCCATTGGTGTTAGGATGATATTCATTTTCATCATAGTCAGGTTCATCAGTAAATAATTCCCATGAGCGATTATTTATATATGTTTGAAGATTCTTAGGATTAGGATAAAAAGAATCAGCATCTATTGCTTCTTTCCTTTTTCTATTTTCAGCATCTATTGCTTTGTTTAGTATTGGAATAACATCATGCCAATCCTTATGCTTCTTTACTAATAAATCCAATTCTGTTTTCAGACCTCTTTTAGCACCGGGATATTTTTTTCGAAATTCTTCAAATACTGATTTCTCTTCTTCTGTCGGATAAAAAAGCACTTTCTTAGATACGTTAGTATCTTCTTTTTTATATGTATTACTATCTGTATGTTTACTATATGGTATTGTCGCTTCATTTTGATAATTTGCATTCTTCATTTTGCTAATATCGTAACCTTCATTTTGAAGAATCGAAATCGCTTTATCACTAAATGCATACCAACACGTTCTGTCAAGTTTATTTTTATTAAAATTTCCTTTAATTAAAAAGTCACATTCACAAAGAAATTTTAAACTTCTCTGTATTTTAGTCTCATGAATATATGGAAATAAATCAGATAATGCTTTTTGGGTATTATAAGTCCAATAATGTCCATCGTAGAGATGTTTGTTATTAACAGCATTTTTATTTATCCAAAAAAACATATTATGGATAAGTATGGCTTCTTCTATTCCATATTCTTTTGCTAATTGTACATTGAATTGATGTTCCATATAATTGAATTGATGTTCCATTAGTTAATAATAAACAAGCGGAAGAGTTAATGGAACAATCCTCTTATCATTCGGTCATGACTCCGAACTATCCGCTTATTTTTAAATAGTGGGAAAGGCAAACTGCAAAACCTATTCCACTCTACAAATATAGATATTATTCTAGATAAATCTTTGCTGATAACATAATTTAAGCTATAAAAGGACTATTCAGCGCAATTTCCGTATCTTCATCCGGATTTTCAATGAATATAGGCTGTCTTTCTCCAGTAACAGCTAATATAACATTCTCAGAATTAATGCCATTTATCGTAGAAATTATATATGATATCGTAAAGTTTATAGAAATATTAGATCCTCCATCAGCCTCTATAAAATCTTTCATTTTTATGTTTCCTTCCCAATTCTCAGAAGAAATATTAAGACCTTTTTCACTAAAGGCAAAATTAACAATTCCTTTGTGTTTAGAGTCTTGAATATTAGCAGCCTTTTGAAGACAATTCAATATTTGCTTTTTATTAACTGTAATTTTAAACAAGATCGGATATTTGAGCAATGAATGGAAATTGGGCATTTTATATTCCAATTTTCTGACCATTATCATTGTATTGTCACAAATAATAATAATATTATTTTCTCCATTTTTAATAGTGACCTTATCTTCTTTTTTTAAGGCTTTTACAATACCACCAAAAGAATTCTTTGGAATACCAAACTGAGTTGTGATATTGTTATTTTCCAATTGCATAGAATCATGATACATTTTAAATCCATCTGATGCAAATACATTGACTTTCCCTTCTATGATATCAATATTTAGACATCCCATAGAAAGTTTCACATCATCTAAATCACCAAGATACTGGTTGCTATTATTTATCCAATATGAAAGTAAATCAGCTTGAATATCAAAAGCATCAGACCCTTTATCGCTATTTAATTTCGGATACATATTTGGATCATCACATGGAAAAACTACAGATCCAGTATCTGTGGATATAGTAGATGAAATTATTTTTTCTCCTTCTACTGAACTTAATTTCTCTATTATTTCAATAGAAATATATTGATCTGATAGAAGAGATATGTAACTTACAAGATTATTCTTGTTAATGCAAAAAGTACCATTTTCAACATCTGCCTCAACAGGACATACCGTTTTTATAGCATTCTGATTATCATATGATAAGATCCATGCCTTATTCTCCTTAATTTGAACTCTTATGTCCTCTAATATTGGAAGTATTTTTTTGTTACCGGAGAAGCTACCGCCAATTTCGATAGCTTCTAATAATTGTTTCCTATTAAATTTTAGTTTCATTTTCTTTTGCCTCTTTTTTTTCAGCCAGTTTATATATAATAATCGCAGATAATGCCACTTTTAATTCCATTATACCTTTAATCTTATTACCGAATTCATCTATGTCTATTTCCATTTCGCCATTAAATGAATCAATAATATTTACCATTTCTTTATCACATCCTGATAAAAGAATAACGCTTTTTATAAAATCACTATCAATACGAGTTTTTATTACAATTTTATTCATCGTTTTTAAATATAAAATTATTACAATAATATCCAATGTATCCCGGTTCTACAAACATACCAATTTCTGTGGTTAATTCGTTACTATATTTAATATATACCTGATATCTCATGCATATATCTCTGATTGGACAATTCTCTCCAGTGCAATGTGCTACATCATTCATCAGTACCTTCATTTAATACTTTAATATTGATTAATTTTTCTATGGTATCAATTTTTTTATCAAGATCGCATGCTTTCCTTAAGTTTTCTCTTTTCATTTTTTATCCTCCATAATTATAAAATATACTCCATCAATTTTAACATATGGGATTTTTTTATTCTTAATCCATGATGTTACTGTTTCCCTGACAACTCCTTTTAGTTCAGCATAATGACGAACTGTTTTTAATTTTGTTATATCTACTTTCTCTATTTTCATTTTTATTCTCAATTAAAATGGTCTTGTATTCCAATAATTACGTCAATGCCCGAAACAATCGCATCGGTTTCCATCATTTTCCTTACGGACAAAAGCAAGATTGTTTCTATCAATCAACGGCTTATTGTAAGGATATTGTTTTACTCTGATTTTATAGGCTCGTAGAGCAAGCCTACGATTCTTTATTTTATTCATCTCTATGTATGTTTTGAATTAATCGACTCTTACAATTTTGCCACTCTCTAAAATCACATATAACTTGCAGTTGTAATCAATAGAGCTTGCCCATTGATGCGCATATCTTACATATTGATGTAGCTTATATCTGCTTGGGTCGGAAAGCATCTTTTTTCTAATCCTTTTTTTCATTTCTATTCTGTTTTACGTCATTAATAACTCGGATTAAGAACATATACATCGCATTCGTGGCACAAGTTGCATTCCTTTGTTTTATCTTTAAGACACATACTTTTAGTCTTTTCCGGATAATGCCAATCAATAGAACTACAAACAATTAACTTAATATGGTCTAATTCTAAACTATTCGGACAATGTTTATTGAGAAAGTCTAAATCCTCTTTGATTAGTTTCTCATACGCACTCTTATCAATCTTTATGCTCATATCTTATTTGTTTTGAGCCTTTTCAGGCTACGTTAATATTCATTTTCTCTTTCATGAAGGATAGGATGTGCGCAATCACATCGACCGTCCAACCATTACCAAGCATCCGGTACTGCTGTGTGTCGGAGCATTCCCATTTATACCAATCGGGGATCGTTTGCAATCGGGCGCATTCGGTAGGAGTCAGACGACGTATTCTTGCAATCATGCCGTCCCTTAAAATCCTCACATAATTGTCATTATCCCCCATTTTATGGACACGTTGATTAATTGTCCTACATTTCACTGCGAATGGAAATTCAAATGGTTCAAACTTATAGGGGGTGAAAGTTTCCGTTTTCTTTCTTGATGCAAGACAGGAGACCATTTTATCACTCAGATAAAACTTATCGTCCACTTCATCTTCAAGTATATCTTTCAACAAGACTCCTTTATCCACAGGCTGCGGTATGTCCGAATGCAGCTCACCAAACAGTCCATTTCTCCTCGTCCGGATATTCGTCCAATATATGCGCCTCCGATTCTGTGCTGATACCAAGGCGGAATTGATATGCACACCATATACACCGATAGCCTCGCTTAATACCCTTTCCCATTTCTTACCCATTTCTACGTTTTCCAACAAGAACAGCACATTCGGATTGTATTTACGAATATCGGTTAGGATACGCATATACTCCCAAAACAGATAAGACTCTCCTTCGAATTGAATGCCTTCCTCTTTTAATTCCAGGTAGCGATTTAGGGTGTATATCTCCTCTTTGTCGGCAGTGGACATCCCGACACGTTTTCCGGCAAAAGAGAATGACTGACAAGGGCTGCCACCTATCAACAAGTCAATAGGCTCCAACTGAGATACATCTACCCGGTTGACATCTCCGAGCTGAATTGTGTTCGGGAAGTTCAGTTGTGTCTGCTTGATGGCATGCTTGTCTACCTCGGATGCGTAGTACTTTTCCGGGATAATACCAAGCTGTTTTAAGGCTATTTGCCTACAACTCATGCCGTCAAATAAACTAAGTACTTTCATTACTTTTTTTATTTATCGTTCTAACATACATTGTTCACACAGATGCAAAAAATCGTTTCCTCGCAATTTTGAAGCAACTTCAGAGGATATATCATAAGCAAGCTCGCCTAATTCTTCACCTAAATAATAGGTATCATCTTTAAGACAGGCAAAATCTTCATCATTCTCAATTTGCTCTTTGAAGTAGGCAAAACCAGATTCTTCATCACTAAATAAATCAATCCATATCCAACTACTTTTGTTGATACCGTCAAATTGACGTTTGAGTAGTTGATATACTACTTTCAAGAAATCTTCTTTCATAATTACTTCATTTTTAATCATTAGTTAATTACTTTTGCCAACTTATTAAAAGCCTTCTCTTTATCAAACTTAATCCCATCTTTGAACTCTAATATCAACTGCCAAAATTGTTTTTTATAAACATCACCTGCTTTATAGTCAGTTTTATAATGACATTCCTGCGGGGTAGTCATTTCCTTAAATGTATTCATCGCATTAAGATATGTGGCTCCCCATTCTGTGAGCTCTACACTAACGGTATCATTCAAATCTATTTCTATTAACTTACAAATCTCTATTTTGTGAGTTTCTTCCTTTGCAACAAGAGCAGCTTGTAAGCTCTCTATCTGGTCTTTTAGAATTTCGATTTCACTCATATTTATCTTGTTATTAATCAAACAGTTTAAATTCATACACCCATACATAAGGATTGCTTTCCCATGTCCCTTTGCCCGAAACTTTGTCTATCAAAGCGGAAAAAGCATCACGAGGAGTATTATATAGTCCGATATGTTTTTTATCGGAAGCACCAACGAAAGAATAGGCAATACCGCCATTCCCATTTGCAGAATCAAGCCTATAAATTCCTTCTTTCATGCAATCTTCATCGCTAATGTCCTGTAGGCGTTCAACCTTGATGTCGGTGATTTCGATATGGTGGGGCATCAGATCGGCTTTCACAAACATCTTGTTAAAAAATCCGCTTTTCTTTGGCATTATAGGATAACCATCTTCGTCTAATTCGTAATCGGGAATATTACCACAATCCTTGTAGCTTTGTGCAATGGCAACTACTTCGCCAACTTTATATTTGGGGAGAATTTGTCCGCCATCAATCATACGTTCATCTTCGTCATACATACATATTTCAGTGACTTTACCAGAAGGTCTCTTACATACAAAATATCCTGCAACGTTTACACCTCTAAACTTTAAAGGATAAGTAACTATTCTTCTCGTCATAGTCTTCCGACCTTCTAACACAGCTTGAATTAAGCCAAATCTATCATTGAACATTATTTTCTTCATACCTTTATTAGTTTTAACGCTTTCTGTATTCCAGCTTCTAACGCTTCTTCGTAAGTATCCCACTGACCACCATCGTTAGGACCGTCGAATATACCGGCAGCTATAAAAGTTCCATTATCAGCCTTGCATATATCATAACCATAACCACAAGCGTTTCTAATGATGGAAATATGTAGGTTCTTGGTTTCACGTAGCCACTTTTGAGCAACAGACTGAGTAGGGAAATGATAACAACTGAATCCTTTCTCTGTCAGCGACTTTAAAGTATCCAATGTTACAAATTTTTCATCCATAATTATTTCTGCTTTTTAAGTTCTTTCAATACTTTCTTCGCTATCTCATAACCATTCAATGGCCAACTGGTATAAACATCATCTGTGTGTTCATCGTAATGGTTGGCGTATACGTATTCCTTCAAGTTTTCACGAAAGGATTCACCGTCTAAACCTTCATCATCACAATCATCGTACATTCTCAATTTATGAGCTACCTCCTCACATTCTCGATGTGTAACAAAGTCATATACGATCCTGTCATAGACATTTGTCTGACGAACATACTTTTGTCCCGGCTGTATCTTGCAACCACAGAAATCACATATGTGTTCTTTTTGGGCTGTTGGGTAAGTTACTTTTAGTATTGTTGGCATAGTTATTTATCATCTTTAGTTATCTCCTTATATAAATTCCATAATTCCTGTTCGGTATAATCTTCACAAGAAATATCAAGTCTCCACGTCCATCTATCATCAAATCCACCTGTATAATATCCAAGCCCCATTCTACTTATTTTATTAAGTAGTTTTAAAGGTGGTGTAGTACCACCGAGCAAGTTGCACAAATCTTCTTTATTAAGTTCTACTATCATAGTTATTTCTCTTTCTTTAATTCTTCACAATGCAACTTATAAGCATAGGCAAACATCTTCAAAGTAACAGGCTCAAAGTGAAAATCTGCTTGTTTACCTTCTACTACAACAGAAACACATAAATCTCCATCACAAAAATCAATATATGCCATAGCATTGTCATTCCCTTTGATAGAAAAGGTTTGTGTCTGTATACTATCCATGATTCACCTCCTTTTCTAATATTCGTTGCAATGGATCAAAACTCTCATTTACTTGTTGTATTCCATCTATAGCATCTCTTATATTGGCACATTGCAAACTACTTAAAGCATTTGTCATTCTAAACGCAGGATTTACCATACAAATACCAGTAAGAGCATCAATCAACTGTTCTTTGCTTAGTTGTTTTAACTGATCCTTAATTGTATTTCGCATTTCTTCTTCACTCATTGCTATTCCTTTCCTTTAAAGTGTTCTATTAGCTCTTCTACGGTTGCCTTGTGCGAGGGGATACCCATAGAATCAAACTTATTCTTAGGAATTTTCCATTTATCCATACAGCATTTTAGGAGTGCTCCCTTCTCTATTATAGTATCAGGATAGTTAATACTTCCAAGCCTTACTTCTGTCACAAAGAACTGTTCTTTATCAGTATCATCCCTCAATGCGGCAAGAGCTAGAAACAAATCCTCGTTGGTTCCACAGTCAATACGTCCGGCACAGTCGTAAGTCCTGTAAGGATCTTTATCATCAAACAGAGTAGCAGGAATAGAGTGATAATTCTCCAAATTTGAAGCGGTAGATAAGCATTCTCCATCTTCGATAGATAATAAAGGTTTATATCCCAACGCTTCCAATCTCTTCCGAAGCTCCAGTGTATTCTTTCTTATAAAACAAGATGTTGTAAATCCCATAGTTAGTCTTCCTCCAATTTCTCTAAAAGCTCTTTTGCTCGTATTTTACAATACAGGATATTATCAATTATCATACCATCCATGCTTATATCTGCATGAAAACTCTTTATCGTTACCCATCCGTACCATTTTTTAACCTGTACGTCAAATATATGATCTAGCAAACCATATATATTTATTCTGTATTTTTTCATTGTTTTCTTTTTTAGTAATCATAAAGTTCAACACAATCTTCACACTCTATTACATCTTTCACTTCATCGTCAAAAATGTCTATTCTCACAGGTTTACTTTTATCTTCTATTTGAGATAAAATGTCTATTAATTCTTGTACCGTCATATTAATATATAGCTTATGTATTTATTATTTCTGAAAATGTTTTTAGATATTCATCTAAATTCTCATAAAGTTTTTTTTCTCCGGATTGTAGAGCATATCCTTCTACAAAAAGTTGAAATGCTCTTTCTGCGGCTGAAAAGCAACAAGCATATCCTGCTAAAAAATCCTCCTTTGCATCATTAAATCTTTTAGCATAATCGTCATCATCTATTTCTTTCAAGGTTTTCATCCTGAAAAAAGTCTTGTGATCTGCATAAGCATAAGCCTCTTCATTTTTATTCATATCTTTTTATTTATTAGTTAAACATGGAACAAAAGTAATTAATAAATTCGGTATTCCTAATACACAAGTGGTAATTAACTATACTTTAACATATACACATAAAAAGAGAGTACTACTATCACTAGCAGTACCCTCTCCCGTAATTATGACCAAATCCTTGTATGCGTCTAAGCCAGCCAATTACTAAAACTAAACACAAGCCACAAATAAAAAAACTAAAAAATGTCATCTAACGCCTTAGAATCAGTTTGAAATTTTAATAGCAATATATAGACAAAACAACACAGTATGAAATATCGCCTAAACGCACCACAAATATAAAACATACTTTCGAATATACAATAGGTATTTCTCTTTTTAACAAAAAAATAGGAATCCAGTGCATACTAAACTACTGGACTCCCATAAATATCAATGTTTTCTACACATTACGCCACAAATATAGCAAAAAACGAGCACTATTTCACAACAGCACCCGTTTAAAACAAAAAATATATGAAATAAACAGATAATTTCAATGCAAATATAAGAATATTATTCAATATACAAAAAGTAGAGCAGTCTTGGCGGTGACTGCTCTACTTGGGGTATAAAACAAGTTGTTGTAAGGTGATGTAATAGAATCGCTATCACAACGGTCTTTCCATCTAATCGCTTCTTTGAATAACTAATGGCGCAAAAATAAGAACTTTTTTGATTATACAAAAACAAAATAGATATTTTGCGATTTTTTTTGCACAAAAAAAGTAGAATAATCTTTTGCGAAGCCTCTTCTACTTATAAAATAAGGTCGGTAGTTAAACGAGGTGTTATTGGAGTATATCATTATTGGTCTAGGAGACACATGCAGAAATACATAGATGAATTTGTCTACAGATTCAATAGGAGAGAACTTACAAATAGAGAAAAGTTTGACCGACTTTTAGAGAACTTAGAGTATAGATTAACTTATAAAGAATTAGTATATGGAAAATAAGAAACAAATATCACACGAAGGGGAACTTCACTTAGGTGGAATGTCCATACCTTGTTATATTTTAGAAGATGGTACACGTGTATTATCAGGTAATGCAATGCAAAATGCTTTAAAATTGCAAGATGAATCAGATAATGCATCAGGCACACGCTTGGCCAGATACCTAAACCAAACTACGCTTAAACCATTCATATACAAGGATAAAGCACCTGGCCATTTTGATCCTATTGTTTGTTATAAAGGAGAACAAAAAATAGCCTTACCATCTATAGTATGGTATTTGCAATCGGAGCTAATAGTTGGTTTGAAATTGGGGTCAGAAGAATACCCGCTAGAAGTTTGAATTTCATCATACATCGCTTGCTCTTTTTCGTATTCTAATACAGCAATCGAATCGGCTACTCTAATTGAATCTTGCAATGCCTGTTCGGAATTGCTTTTCTTCATATTGCAGCTAGAGATGAATAATACTGATGCTGCAAGAATAAAAATCTTTTTCATACCCTTTGTGTTTTATTGGTTAATACTAAAAAGTCAGTTTATTCAGCAATAACCATACGCAAAGTCACAAGAAAGCGTAGACTATCACCCATACGCCTTCTTGGCTCACCACAAGCCACAATACATTATGGGGGAAGTCTACGCCTATATGGTTTCAACTCACCCAATATGTATTGGTTCATTTATAGCTCGTTTTATTTCCGAGGTGGTGATTCAGAAGGCGATTGAGCTATTTTTTCTATGTAAAATACATTACTATACAATAATGCGCAGCAAAGTTACGAATTATTCCGGAAGGGGTGAACGTTTTTGTTCACTTGTTGACTTATTTTATAATAAAATTTGCAGATGTTATGTGAGGACGAAAGCATGAAATAATGATTAGTTTTGCACACGAAAAAGTAGAAGAACCCACGCAAAAGTTTCTTCTACTTCATTTGAACATGATGGTGATATGGTCATCATCAGACGTAGGAGTGGATATACCAAAATGCCTTTGTTCACTCATTTAACTGTTATCTTCATGAAAAAAATAAACTTTATGCAAATGTATAAAAAATATCCGAATCAACAAAGACTCATGCCCTTTTTATTAAATTCATTAAAACGAATCATTGCCTGTTCCTCAGTATTTGATTCATATGCCCAAATACCGAAACTCTTGCTCTTCGGATAACTTATGCAATCAAACTGAGTATTCTCCTTACGTCTGAACACCTCATAACTCACCGTACCACTCTCTATATGCGTCTTTTTATAAATATAAGCGTAAGGAGACTTCGCAATCTGCTCAAAATCATAGCCTCTTACCTCTCCTTCACCGGAGAAATGCATCTCTAGCTCTTTCATTCCTCTACTTTTTTGAATATAACAGATTTTTTATCCGGTCTATATCTTCCACTACAGTTCCCTACTGTTCCACAATTAACATGGCAGGATGCTTTCCCCCAATTTTCAAAATAGCATCCTTGACATAGTGGTGCGTTATCCTCCTCACACCTCAATCGTACAAGACCATATGAAAAATCCTCACCTATCTCAAAATAAGTTTTCTTTTGCTTCTTTTGCCCACTTTTATTAATTGATGATATGGCATAATGTTTTCTGATTAATTCCGAGGATTTTTCATCATATTTCACAAAAATAATGCCTTTGTTATCACTCCTCTCATGAGAAGAACAAGGACAGATATTAGGGGGACATGGTTTAGAAGCATATTCGCCACTGTAAAATTCGCATCCTTCACATTTTTCGCTTTCTTCAATTCTATATAAATCACCTTTATACTCAACAATATCACCAATATTCGCATCATTAGACAAAGGAACAATGCGATTAGGTAGTTTTACAAAATAAACGGATTGACGATCACTTCTATTATTCATTCCACAATATCCAAAAACCTTCAAAAACTCAATATATCCACAGAGCAATGAACCATTTAAGACACAATCATTTATGCAAATATTATACTTCTTATCCTCTAAGCACTGATATAAATCACCTTGATATAAGAAAACTTCGCCTACTTTTCTTTCAGGTATGACATTATTTACCTTTTTAGTATCAGAAGCAGCACCCTCTTTCCTTACCACTTCCTTAAAAACAACACCAGTTCCATCCGAGCGGTGAAGCATAGCACATTCACCAACAATAGGTCTAACCGCATCACAAGACTCAAAATCGCAAAAATAACAGTGCAAACAGCTATCACCTGCAACACACTCCAATTCAATCTTACCACAGGAAAAACTTTCTCCTACAGCATACTCATTTTTTAGTTTTTTCTTCTCTTCCATAAAATATAAATTTAAATTAAATACATATCCGCCATTTTTAAACTTTATACCCAAAAGGCAAGGGAACGGTCATATTTTATAATAAAACCCGTGATTTGGCTTAATGGGTAAGCGAAAAACGAATATCCGAGCGCAAATATAAGAACATAAAATAGAAAAACAAGAAAATAACACGATTTTTACAGAAAATATATACGAGAAACAAGCGAAGACGGAAATCACCGCTTCGAAAAAGAAACAGAAGACGCCCAGTCGACAGGAACTACTCGAATTTTTCGAGTAGTTCATTATCCAAATAAAAAAAATAAAAAAATAAAAAAATAAAAAAAAAAAAATTGTGCGGAGGCGGGGTTCTAGACGGCATGGCAAAAAGCGGGGTGGGGTATGCAGCAGGGTAGGCATGGGATTAGCAGGATATAAAAAAAGGTTTTTAAATAAGCAGAGAAGCTATTATTAATCCTTCTGCTTGATTTTAAACGTTCAAACGATTAATATATCTTATCTAAGATTTAGCGCCCTTATACAGCTTTATAATGCGTCTAATACGATGGTTTGGTGTTTTGGGAAAGTACGATTTTTTTGTGCTATGCTCATTTTTATGACTAATATACATTTTATGCTAAAAAACATATTGTTTGCTTGCGAGAGCGAAAGCGAGCGCACTATTTCTACAATCTTCCTCCTCCTCTCTTCATCTGCTTCTTTTTTCCTTTGTTTATTTATCCTTTTTCTCGGCAATTCCTTAACAATAATTAAGTTAATATTTTTAGCATTTTCCTTATTAAATAAGGTATTAATCTTTATGTATATACTCTTTATATACTAACACAGGTATATACACTATATGTTATATATATAATTATATATCATATATCAATGTCTATATAATATATATATACTCATTATATTCGTATATATATATCATCTATACATTAGATATATGCTATTTTGTATGTATAATATAATACGTATTTATCACGTTGTGATGTTTCCGTTAATTACGGTAAAATCGTAGTTATGTATGTTAATCTAATAGGGCATGTGTTTTTCTATTATAAACGTTTGTTAATATATCATGTACTTTTATACAAGTTACGGATATACGTCGTATATTTGTAATGTCATCAAGAGAGAGACAGACGTTAAATATTGAAATATTGGTATTAGCTCTTATCTTTGGTTAGCTAGCTGTTGTGTGCGTGCTTAAACACGATATAATCGTAAAATGACGGTACAATAATCACATCTCTTTATTACTTATTTTACAGCTTATCAGCTACATTGGTTAATATCATAATAGTCGTTCTTATCGTATTGGAGCAGGTGGTGAAATTGATGCATAATAGCATCCTTAGTAGATGTAAATCCTGTAGAGTCAAACAGCACATATGACTATAAATATATTGCTATAAATACCCGAAATAGACCGACAGAGTAGGGGATATAGAGTGCTTGATAAACACTATCCTATAAAAAAGTCACCGCAAATAATCGTCTTTGAGCAGTAAGCATACGAGCTAGGCGTTCGTACTGACTTAGTAGCATGAATAACAGTAATGTGATATAGGATAGTTGCTATAATGTAGCCGTAGAATGTTCCAAGCCATTTTTAAAAATACAGAGGATAGCAATTGATTACTAATAACTAAAACATAAAGCCATGAACGGGATTAAAGCTCTTCAAATTCAGAGAATAGAAAAAGAAATGAGAATGAGATTAGCAGTAACATTAGATGAAAAGCAAATCAGAAGGATTAAGCGAACAGATAAGGAATATGTTTATCTGTTCGCTTGTTGTTTGGATGAAGATGATAATGTTGCTGTTACTGTTAAATGCAGTAATAATTATGAGAGAGGATTGCTCAATCAATACGAAGTAATCCTATATTCGGAAGTTGTAAAACAAATTTTGAAAACATTGAAATTATAAATAGGAGGAAACATGTATAAAGTTGTAATAACCACCCAAGATGGCAGGACAATATATTGTAAGGCAAAAAACACAAGAACCATTATTTTTGCCCAGTTGCCTTATTCTTTCATCGTTAAACATAACGACCATCCGTTTTTAGGTCAATTCTATTACGGTGAGAAAGGTATTAATCCTTATTCTGAGGCATATGTAAGGATTCAGCAATTAGAGAAACAATACCTTCTTTCTAGCGTTCCAAAACTTCTTGGAGCTAGTAACAATTAAAAATATAAGATTATGAAAACAGAAAAAAATTACATCATCGAATTTAGAAATATGAAAGCAAATTACAGGGTTAGATTATATAGCGAATTCACAAAGAGAAGCAGAACTATAAAATTGTATCAGATGGATTTCGGTCAGCTAGCAGAATGGATGAAAACATTCGAGCAAACAAAAGGATTGGTAATAAAGAAAATAATTAACGTAAGCATGTAAGATGATGAAATCAAAGGTAGGACAATGTGAGAATATTTTACAATAGGAATTTTTGCAGTAAAACCATAAATAAACATAAAATGGAAGCAATTTATAAAAATAAGCCTATTTACCGACAGGCTTACATATTATCAGAAAGATGTAAAGATTTAGGTATTAAATTAGTTTACAATCAAAGAAATAAAATGGTATATATTTCTTTGTTGAATGCTCCTTCGATGGTTGAAGGTATTGAAGAAGCAGAACAGACTCTTGTATTATGTCTTAGTAATTTTTCTGACGTTAGAGACCATATCGAACATATAGCGAATGTATATAAGGATAGATACAGGTCGTATTATAAAGGGAATAATGAAATGCTTAAATATATTGAATAACATGAAAACATATTATATATTTTTATTTTGCGTATATCTTCTTTTATCCTCATGTTCAAGCGTAACGAACAATTCTGTGCTAGAATATGAAGTAATAGAAATTGAAAATTGTGAGTATATCTTAGTTAAATCAAAAACATATGGGATTGGTTTATCTGTAACATCGATTACTCATAAAGGGAATTGTAAATATTGTAGTGAACGAAATAATATGAAACGATGACAACAAGTGAATGGAGAAACATGATAATAGGTTTAATATCACTTATTGCTGTTTTATTGAGTCTATATTTTATAGGAAATGTTATTATTTAAAAGGAAATTGACATATGAAAAGTAATAGAAAAAGAACAGTATTATCTAATAAATTAGAGCTTGTTTGTAGTGCGATGAATAATAAAGTATATTATTCGCTCATTGAACAAAAGAGAATTAATCATCGCAAAGAAGTGATGAGTCAATTAAATTAACATTCCGAGGAATATCTCGGTATGACATAAATGATTAATAAATATAAAAAACTAACATTATGAAAGCAACAGATTATAAAAATAGCGGATATACTCATGTTCTAGTAGAAATCAATAACTTTGCGAATGAACCTTTAATTGCAAAAGGTTTTAAAAATTATAAGGACATGAGAAGATATAGAGATAATATGAATTTGCAAGAATATTTTTCTAATATATCATGCATCATGACTGTTAATCAAGCAATAAAGAAAGGGTATTAGTATGAAAGCAAGACATTTACTAACAGTAGAAGGAGATGATTGCCGTATTCTTTATGATAAATTTTCTCATAATGAGATTGATGCAGATGATATTGTAAAAAAATATATTGACTATTTTGAGGAGGAGTCATATACGGAAATTGTTATTGAAAGTATTTTTAAATCTCTTAGGAGAACAATAGATAATAAATACTTTATTTCGTTTGACGAAACAAGTGATTCTTTAGATATATACAAGATATGTAATGAAGAGTAAAAATGTTTTATTTACAATATAATACAATGAAAGCAGTATATATTCGTTGCTCAACAGATAAACAGGATTTTTGTCAGCAACAGCATTGTATAAATCAATATTTAGAACGAATAAATGAACCGACCGATTTATATACAATTCAGGAAAAAGTATCAGGAACGGTTAAACATACAAAGAGAAAACTACATGAACTATTAGAACTTTGCGAGAAAGGGTCTACTATCTATATATCAGAGCTTTCCCGTCTAGGAAGAAGCATGAATGATTTATTTTCCATAGTAAGTTATGCAGGAGAAAAAGAAATTACTTTAATCCAATGCAAAGATGGAACGACTATAGAAAATAAATCAATAGGCGGAAAAGCATTATTATTTGCATTATCTTTAGCGGCAGAAATAGAAGTAGAGAATAACAGGCAAAGAACGAAAATGGGAATTGCTGCTAGAAAAGCTAGGAATGAGGCTGTAGGCGGAACGGATGAATTGTGGGGAAAGAATACAGGAGCTAATAGAGTAGAAGTAATGGAAAGGATAAGAATTGTTTCTGTGGATAAAAAGAAAGAAAATGCACGCAAGAATCCTAATAACATCCACTTTTGGATTTTTATTCAAAAATGGATGAGGAATAATCCCGAACCGAAATCTTGCGAAACATGGCAGATAATAGCTGATGAATTGAATGAATTTAAATTCAAGACATCAACAGGTCTAGAATATAATGCAAGTCGTGCAGCAGCAATGTATCGTAATTTAAAAAAAATAATGAAATAACTTAAAAATATGGATAAAGAATATATTGAAGTAAAAGGAATAAAATTTGAAAAGCGAGATGATTGGCAATTCATATTTCCCAAAGGGTGCCTTATAACACCCATTTATAAACGAAATAAAATTGTACGTGTATTAGTTACCAATAGAAAAAACAGAGATGTTTTCTATATAGAATCTAATACTAATCAACTTCAATTTATAAATGTTGATGTATCATCTATGAAAATACCACAAGGTATTAGTTATTTGATAGAAAATAGTTGTGTGATGAAAGTATTGAATACATGGGTATTAATTCAAGATTTTATATGAAAGATTTATCAGAATATACAGACAAAGAACTACGCCAAGAATTATATAGACGTAGTAAAAAGAATAAGATAAGCGAAAGAGATAAAAAGAAGTGTTTTAATTGCAAAAACCGTATACCTTATACAAAAGCAAAAATAATGGCAAGAAAGGGGATTTTACCGTTCAAATATAGTTCTTTTTGGTCTTGGAGCAATATGTCTAAAATGCAAAGACATGAATGGTTATCATTTGCAAGTTTTTAAGCATGAAATGTCATGTAATCTATTTGAAAGGAAACAATAAATATATAAAGCTATGAGCAAAAGAATTTTAATAGAGAATTATTTCAGGAATAAATATCCTGATGAAAGGTATCAGTTCAAAGCATATCATACTATAGAGGATATGTTTGGAGTCAAAGGGAACAATCTTTATGTCGTTGAATTTATAGATGTGAAGATGAGATACCCTAAAACATTGGAGTTAAGAATTAAAGAAAATGAACTATTAAATATTTGAGATATGGAAAGCAAAGAGGATATTATTAGAAAATATATCAAAGGAATAATTTCTATTGAAAGTAATGGGAAAGTTATGTATGTTTCCACAAAGAATTGCTTTGCTAGAACAAGCACCTTAGAATTTCTAAAAGAGAGATTAAATTGCAAAGAAATATTGGTAGAAATAAAAACAAAAGATGGTTTATTAATGTATGTAATTGAATAATGATTATGTGTCCTCTTACGACAAAATACTTTTTAGGACACTGCGATCATATTTTCAGACCTGATGAAAAAGAAGTTTATTTTATTGAATGTAAATAATAAAGTTATGATACCCTTAATAATTTTGATTGTATTAAGAACTATTAAATTAACATTGGCAGCATGGTTAAATGGAGAAGAAGTAGAAGTTAGCTTCCTTGCCAATCTTTTCAAATTGGTGGTAGATGGTTTATTAATTTGGTGGTTAGTAGAATCATTTAAATCTTAGAACTATGACATACAAAAAGTTTTTAGAGCAAACAAAAAAAGCTAAAACGGAATTTATAAAAAGAATCCGTCAGTATGAAGATGTTACAAGCAAAGAAATTGATAACATCAGAATAAGTTGGGATTATATTCGCATATCGCTTTATTTGCAAACAGAAGAAAGTGAATTTGAGCATGTATGGGAGTATGATTGCACAAAAGATGAATTGTTTAGTTTGTGGTTTGATGTAAAATAAAAGTAATTATATAAAAGATGTGGATAAGAATACAGAATCAACGATTGAAAGACGCAAGTATCAAAGAGTACAAAGGACGCGGAAATAGTGTATCAAGTGGTAAATACTGCATTGAAATGAAGTACGGAAACGGAATAAGGTATTATAGCGAGTTATCTAGTACACAATTAACTAATAATACGAAAGGAGGATAATATGCCATTTTTAATTGCTCTTATATGTTGGGGAGCATACACAATACTTACAGGTCTTACTAAAAAGTAATATTAACATTAAAAAACAATCAAGAATATGTGGATTAGAATTCAAGATCAAAGATTAAAAGATTCTCAAATTGTAGAATACAAGGGAAGAAGCAAGGGTATGGCAAGCGGTTTATATACCATTGAAATAAAATATGGTAGAGGCTTAAAATATTTAAAATATGAGTCTGAAGAAGAATATGAAAAGACGTTATCTAGATTAGATGAAGTTCTTAAAGTACAAGATATATAATAAAAGAAATTGAATTTAAATAAAATATGGAAATAAAAGATTTAGCGGTAGGACATAGCTATTATTGCAGTAATACCAATTATTATTCTCTAAAAGAGACATATCATTTCCCTACATGGGATGATTTTGTGGTTGAAATGGGTGATCTAGATAAAGACTTAAATTTACTCTTTAGATTTGACATTAAAGAAAATGAAGAAACAAACAAGTATTATGCTGAATTATTTTATATGCAACAAAGAAAGGGTAAATTTGTAATATGTATTGTAGATGAAGTGAAAGATAAGGACGCTGATTCAATAAAGAAATATTTGAAAGAATATTGGGACTATATAAAGGAATTATGGAGCCCTATAAGTAAAACGTTAAATAATAAGGAGTAAATTATGAAAAGTGGAGCCGAAATTATAGCAGAAGAACGTAAAAGACAAATTGAAGTTGAAGGTTGGACATCGGAAAAAGATGATTTATACACAAGCGAGCAACTAGCTTTAGCGGGTGCAACTTATGCTATCCCTACATTTTGTAGAGATGATTATGGTGGTTATGTTTATTCTACCGATGTACCTATCATGTTCCCATTTTCTCCCGAATGGTGGAAGCCTAGCCCGGAAGACCGGATAAAAGAATTAGCCAAAGCCGGAGCACTCATTGCTGCCGAGATTGATAGATTGCAAAGATTGAAATAACCTTCATAACAAGATAAAAATGAAAGTATTCATAAATGTAAGATGTGGCAGCTATTCGGGCGGAATGATACTGGTAGCCGCCAACACTAAAGAGGAAGCTATAAAGGCTTTCAGAGAAGACAAAGACTATGATTGGATGTGGTATGAGATTGATGATAAGATTGATGATATGTATTACGGTGAAAACGGATGGATGGAATCCACTGTATTAACAGCAAATGTAGATACCCCACAAGTCATAGCGGAAAATGGATATAGTGAATAATTCAAATAATAAATATGGAAATAGTATTAAGAGACAGAGCCACATTAGATAGGCAATCATTCCGAGTAAAATTGAAAGGACAAGAGTTTTTGATTCGTGAAGATGCTGATGGGCTATACATAAGTAAAATCGGAAGCGATAAAGGTAAAGATGTTATTACCATTCAACCCAAAGTTGGCAATTCAATAGTAATTGATTAATAACTGTTTAGATATGAATAGAATCCAATTGCATAAGTCCATTCAGCACGTTACAACGGCTAATGGCAAATTGAGTGATAAGACAA